TCGAATCCTGCCAAAGCTAGGTCGACACGGAATACATCATCTTCTACCTTTACAATATTGTATGGTGGATATGATTGATGTGATGCTGTTGTGTGTACTGAATTTAGGCGATCAAACATGTCGTTGAAGCCAATAAAAAATGGGTCCTTAAAAAGGTCCCATGTATATGTTGCTACCATTTTATTCCTCCTTTAAGCGAATAAGTTAATATGTGGGCCCCTGATGGCGACCCACATACTATTATATCAAATTGATTTGTGAACTTCAACTATTCCGCCTGCGCCCTTGGCAAGGATCGAACTTGCGACCTAATGCTTAGAAGGCATTTGCTCTTGTCCACTGAGCTACAAGGGCAAAGATTTAAAAAATCTTTTTCTTCTTGTCTTCCATCTTCTTAGCATCTGCTTCTGACGCATAAAGCGCTCTCATATGAGCTTCTGCTCTCGATCTGCTTGGATGGCATCCTACTAGTTCTCCGCCTTCTTTTACTACGGCAAACCCTCTGCATCCTGCTGTTCCTTCTTCAATTTTCCAAGGCATATTATTCTCCTTCCTCATCATCCATAGGATATATTCCTAATTGTCTTACTGCTTCCATTCCATTTTCATTAACCGTAATTGTTGCTTCTAGATTTTCATCATATTCAACATTGATTAATCCATCTTCATACAACTTAATTAATGATCTATCTATGTAGTCTGAGTGTGCCTGCCATAATTCTGGAGCAAGGTCTTTTGCCTTTTCTGATATGGAAAATATTAATTCTCCATCTTCATCTACGCCCTCAACCTCAATAGCACCTATTTCAATATAATGTTCAAGCTGCATGTAGTCCTCATCACTCATATAGTCATCGTCCATACTACTATTATACTCCTTACACTTATAGTCCGCCAGGTTGGATTTGAACCAACGATTCATACCTTATAAGAGTATTTCCAAAACCAGACTAGGATACTGGCGGTTGCGATATATACTTAATTGCTTTCTTCATTAAGTTGGGATCGTCCGCAAGGAGGCCTATTGCTGTGTTGCAATTACTACATAATACACCACGGATGCATTTTCCGCAAGAGTAGTGTCCCTCACAGCAATTGTGGTCATGATCTATGTGCGTAGCAGAATTTAATTTACAAATCCAACATTTTCCATTATATTTATTTAATAAATCATCATAAAATTCTTTTTCAATATGATGTTTTTTAAACCTTCTAGGATCGTATCCTAAAGCATCATTATCTTTTTTTCTTTTTTCTCTTCGATAAGCATTTGCAGCTAATCTACAATTATTACATGGCTTTTCTTTATTTCTGCCATGAATTATATATCCAGAATATGTTCCACATTTTGACATACATATATTATATCATAATAAATGTATCATAACAAATATTATAATGTTCCATCTTCGTTTTTGTCAATGGTGGTCTCGACTAACTGTTGAACATAATCAGAAAAATGTTTTCTGATATTTCCAGGAGGACGGGCCCCTAGAGATTTCCACAGTCTTCTATATTCTATCATATTTGCAAATGTTGTGGGACAAAGCATTAATCCATTATATTCTTTTAGAACAGTAGGAAGTGGCACATGTTTTCCACAGCACTTACATTCTTTTGCCTTCTCTTGGTATATACTCATAGTATCGTCATTCTATCCATAGCCGTAGCCAAATCTGCAGGCATCTTTGGCGGGACAATTAGATTAAATGATTCTTCTTTTTCATTTAATCTATTATCCAAAATTAATGAGTCGTAGGTATGAACTGTAACTTCATCCGTTGACTGTATTTTAGTTCTACTTATTGCATTATATACAGATCCGCAAACTGCATCCGCCAAGTCCTTAGAACCTTTTCTTGGGTGATCTACCTTATCACGCATGATTTTTAACTGCAACAATTCATCTATTAAGAGTGGAATATGTGGTCCATGTAATCTTTCTTCAGCAACAACCATAGCCATGTCATCATAATGTTTTTTAGCAACAGAAAGTAATTCGGTATTTATTCCATAGGCCCTTAGCTGTTGCATCATGTCATGAGAATTCCAGCGGTCAAACGTACAGACTCTAATATTAAATCCTGCGGTTCTCAGAGATAGGATGTAGTCTTTTACTTCAGTAAAATCTACAGACTTATCTGATGTTGGAGTCCAATATCTGACAGCATCTACTTCAACAATTGGCGCTGGCTGGGAGTACGACTTGAAGAATGCATCTACAGCTTCTGGTGGCATGCAGGCAAATCTGCTTAGCGCATCTGGCATGTTCTTATAAAACTCTACTTTAAAATCTTCTATTTTTTTAGTTGGATTTACATCCCATGTTGGTCTCTTTAAAGCATATACCTTAGGTATCTTATAAGAAATTATATTGTCTTCTTCCCATTCAACAGTAACTTCATTTCCTTCAGTTCCGTCTGGTAAATCATCGACCATCTTTAAAGTTCTGGTTTGAACTATAGTTTCTTTTTCTGCAATTACTGCATCGTAAAATTTTTGAATGGGGTCGTTCTTAAATCGAGGAAATGATAAAAGAATAATTTTGCCATAGTCTGGAAAACGAGATATAACAGATCCACGATACATATCATATATAGCGTCAGCAGTTTTTGCTTGATCATGGCCTGTAGTATTTTCTGTAGCAAAACCTGAGATCTCGTCTAGAATAACTGCGATTACGTTATAACCCTCAAATGCTTCACGCTCTGAGTGACCAGAGTAAACATTTACATTCTTATCAAATCTTATCTCCGAAGCTTTAGGGTCGTACTTGCCTATAAACCATGGAGATCTTTCGATTCTTGTTTTAAATCCCTTAAAGAAAACATTGTTAGCCTGCTGAGCGTTAACTGCGATATTGATGATATCGATTGTATCTCCTGGAGGTTTTCCATAATATGTTGCTGGGTCTTTTAAGCATAATAGTAAATAAACTATATAGGATACTGAAATAGTAGAGGTATAGTCTTTTCCAGATCCTTTTCCAAGCTGTGCAATTATCTCTGTGCAAGTCTGCTTGTATCTGCGTCTTCCCTCATCCTCACCAAATAATTTAATAAGGGTTGACTCTTTATATATCTGAGATCCCTTTTCAATTAGAGTATACTGGTAATCAGAAAGTGGCGGTAATCCAAGATAGTTTGGACTTGTAACAAATGTTCTTAGGTCTACTGGTCTTTCTTCAAATTCTTCGCCATCAAGAATGTCAATAAGGTCATTAAAATTAAGATCCACTAGATTGACCACCATCCTTGAAGTGTTGCTTTCCCAGAATCAATCCACTCTTTATGTAATTGATGTTGAAATTTCCAATTTGGTTCATGTGTATCTTTTCCGCAATCTTGACAGATGTCGGAATAAACATATTCGTAGACATGTCTACAATACTTCTGTTGACTCATCATGCACCATGACTGGCTCTACAACACCAGTAATCTGTGAAAGTCTTTTAGCAACTTCCATCTTACACTTAGGACAGCTCGCTGTTACTTCCTTTAATATTTTTACAAGAATTTCTTGCTTGTGCTCAGTCTCAGCTATTTGGGTAGCAAGCTCTGCGTTATCCAATAGGCCAACCTCTTGCAGCATACCAATTCTTTTACCTTCAATATCTGCAATTAGCTTTAGGGAGGTTGCTTTTACATTTAGCTGTCCCGCCTGATCTGCATCTTCTACTGTCTTCCAAGCCTCTTTGATAAGCATAGCATAATGCTGGTCTGCTCCAGAGACGGCCTCCTTTGCCCTGTCACGGGCCGTAGAATCGTTTCTGACGACTTGTTTCCACTCATCTATATACTCCAACACTTCTGCTCGCTTAAAGCCCGTCAGAGTGGCAATTTGGGTAGGATTATTGCCTTTCAGCAATTCCTCAACTACCTTGTTCATGCGATCAAAATGATCTGCTAATTCGATATCCATATAAGATATTATACCATCTTAGTTGACTAAAATCACTTATCCTTTACCTTAGCAATCTTAAGTAATACCAAATATCCAATTAGATCGTCGATATCATTATCTCCTGGATAATCTGTGCCCTTCATTAATCTATTTAATTTATCATCAATACGGACATATAGCTGCTCTCTTGGTCCCGCCTTTGAAAATACCCTAACTGGGTCAAGGGCTGAGTTACCATAAGCAATATTTTTCTTTACTAGCATGTGTGCAATTTCATGACAGGCATCAAATATTTCTCTTCCTGCTTCTGTGCCTACAGTAAGTAAATATAAATCATCGCATTCAAATTGATCTGAGTCTTCAAAAACTGGTTCTAGCATATCTGCTCCTTATTGAACTTGTGATTCGTATTGATCGTCTATATTTACTGGAGGAATAACTTCTGGAGTCAATGTATACACATTAAACTTTCCAGAGTGGCCTCCTCTAAATATAAACCAATCAGTAGGATAATACATGCCGTTTGCATGCACATCATCTATCATTTTTTGTGCGCCTTTTTTAGATACTAGATAGCATAATGTAGACCAGTCTTGATATCCAGTTGCTAAATTATAACTAATTCTGTGGGATTCGTCAAACCTTGGTCCTTGATTTGGGTCAACATATACGCTGAATACATCAAAGTCGTCTGGCAATTCATTTATAAATAAATTATATTTATAAATAAAATCATTATGTATATATGCGTCATCCTCAAATACTAAAATACTTTCTAAATCGCTATTTACTAAATGATTCCATATCAAATAATGGCTGCCAAAATTCCCAATTTCTCCGTCTTTAAATTTATCCCATGATAATTTAAAATGTGAATTTTCATTAAAAAACTTTAACTTATTTTCTTCTATTCTTGCATCAAGGCATGGGATTTCAAGCTTATTAGACATAAGGATCTCGTCGATACGATCTCTATTTGATTTTCTTACATCATCAACATGAATGATGTGATAATTTATTTCTTTACTATCTACTATACTAAAGCCTGGTCCATAAAATGATTCTACAGTTACAGATTGATCTCCAGCCATTCTTGCATATATATTAGATTTAATTCTAATTGACTCATCAACATCTAAATTATTTTTACCACAGAAAGAATGGAAGTTTTCAAATACTATATTGGTTTCATGAGAAGCCTGCCCATGATCATAAGTACTTCCTTGTGGATGCGTAATTATATGCTGTTTATCTCTTACAACTAACTTATTATTCATTACTGCAAAGGCTGACCAGACTAAATCGATTCCCCATCCAGAAACCATATTCTCAAGCTTCGTATTCTCATACAAGTGGTCAAAGTACTCAAGCATTTGTACTACAATATCTCTATGTAGGTAGTACATTATGCCATTTGTATTAGTTGAAATAAGTAAGTTTTTATCAGTTTTAAACTCCGCCAGACTTGTTGATTCTTCTTTCCACGGATCATTTGTAAAATGTGGTGCATATACATGAATATTTTTATATCTAGACAGAACCTTATGGGCTCTATCTAAATGTGAAGCCCAATTATCATAACTTATATCTCCACAAATGAATATCATAAAATCATTAGAGGTATCGAATTCCTTTAATGCTTTATAAAATTGTCTAAAGTATCTTATATCGCCAACATTGTCCCAATGGCTATTATGACGATTTCCAGAGTTTATAATTTTATGTGGCTGATTACATTCTACAAACTGCTTTTCAATATTATTAACAACATTGTCATATACGTCATCCCAACAAACAATATAGGCGAAGGATTTCATTTCATTCTACTCCTGATTTGTGTAGAAGATATTGCTTGGGTATATGGAACATAGACTAAGCCAATCCCTCTTTCATCTAACCACTCTTGGGTAAATGACATTTGTGCATGATAATCTTTTTTTGCCCAATCTGATCCAGTTACAATGTAGTTTGGCTTTACTAGATCTATAGTAATTTTTGAATCTTGTCCGCCAACATTCATAATTACCTCATCCACATACTTGCAAGCTAGGAGAACATCCATTCTTTCTTGATCGTTACAGATAGGGCGTTTATTTTTAAACTGATACACAAAATCATCTGTATTCAAAGCAATTACAACTTTGCCATCTGGGCCAGCTATTTCTCTACATCTTCTTAAGATATTGACATGTCCAGAATGAAACAAGTCATAAGTTCCTCCGTTGTAAACTATATTTGACATTATTCTATCTCCATTCTTTTATTGATATCAATCATTACATCTGGCAAAACGTACCAGCTGTCCCACTTAGATTCTTCAGGAAGTATCTGTATATATCCTTTAGATAATAGCAGATCGTTGATAAGATCTTTAGTGTATGTATTATTATGCTCAACTGTAATTAACTTAAACTGTCTAGAAAAATCATATGCGTTTAGAATTGAATATTCAGATCCCTCTGTATCAATTGAAATATAATCAATTGTTTGTGGACAGTTATGCTTATCTAGTAGGTCTTTTAATGATATTGTTTCTACTGGGTAGGTAAAGCCTTGTCGCATTCTGGTTTGAGTATGTATATCATTGAAAGCGTATTCAGCTATACCAGAAAGACCTTGTAAATCATTTACTTCTACAAATTCTATTTTATCGCCAGTTTTATCTGATACACACAATGTATCTATTGTGGCGTTTCGTTTTTGTTTTAACACTTTATTATAAAATTTTGATGGCTCTACTAAAAGACCGTTCCAACCATGATATGTTTCTAGCAAGAATGTATTAGATAGGTATATTCCATCGCATGCGCCAAATTCTACAAAGTAGCCTGGCTTATCTCCTAAAACAAAGAGGGCTAGGAGATCTTGTCTTATTTGAGAATATCCCTCTCTTTTTTCACAAAATTCATTAAATTCTTTTAACATTATTTTTTAATTAACCCAGCTTCCTGTAGAGACCTGTATATAGTCATAACTGAAACTCCGCATTCTTTTGCTATATCTTCCATAGTTTTCTTCTGAACTACATATCGACGATATAGCCAGTCTTTACTTTTATATAGTTTCATCGTTCTGTCAACACCGTATTAGAATAATGAGCAATGCCAAATGCATCTGCTACATCGAAGTCATCAAGCTTCAAATTATACTTACTATTAAAGTAATCTACAGTCCTTTGCTTTCTCATCTCCCGCATTTTTGCCTTATACCATGAGTCAACATGTCCAGGATTTTCAAACTTAAGCTTGTCTTTCTCCATCTTTGTTGGGTTTTTATTTCCAATATGAGCCTGCCAAGCTGTAGGAGATATAGTAATAACACTAGCGCCAGTAGACATAAGCTCAGCAATGATAACTCCGTAGACATAGGATAATTTTATCACAGCATCAGGAGACTTGACAAACACTGCACCCTCAATAACAATGTAATCTGATTTAAGTTGTGGGAGCATGGCATGCATTTTAATTTTAGCATCATGTATTTTTTCATATATATCTGATCCTGAAAATTCTACCTTGCCCCATCTAACAGGCACATTATTTTCCATTAAACAAAAAGCAACGGAATTCGTTGAGGCATCTATTCCTAATACTCTATGCGCCTTTGTTTTTACTAAATCAGCTAACTTCATCTATCATCCTTTTTAGTCCAATTCTAGTGGACACGCTACTATTTTTCTCACACATAGCACATAGATTAGAATTATTATATCTGCTCAATTTACTAGAGCATTTCTTGCATGCCCTATGAGCTCCTCCTCTAATTGCCTTTTTCTCATAATATTTTTCCATAATCCTTTTGTTTGTTGCAATTCTGCAGCATTCATCAGAACAATATTTTTGATTATGAGTCTTAGCCTCAAAGTCCTTTGCACAATCTTTATTAGCACAAATCATACTTTGGGGACCTCGTATGGCTCTATTTGAACTGTTCCTGTTGGACCGCTCCAGCACTCCTTCTTGACCTTACAGCTTTTGCAGGAGAAGCTAGACTTTGTGAATGGCCTCATGGGAAGATCTCCGTCTTTAAAGTTATCGTGTACTTCCTGCATCCAAAGAAACAGGTCGTCAATAATCTTTTTATTCCTATCATTCATATGTACTGGAATAACTAAAACCTGTTGAGTATTTTTATTTTCATATAGGAAGAATGCCTCTTTTATATCCTTTAACTTCATATATGTTAAAAGCTGCAGTAGGTGATTTGCAGAAGGCTTCATCTCTGCCTGCCTTGTATCCCATACTTCCTGCTTTGCCGTTTTAATTTCGCCCAGGATCTCTTGCCCATTCCAGTCTAAAACTAAATCAATAAAGCCTCTGATTGGAGGATATTCATTTATAATTTCTAACTCTTCATGCTTTAGGACACCCATCTTTGCAATTAATTTCTGTAGGCGCTCATGAGCCTGTGTTCCCTGAGCCATATTTGCAACAGCAATTGAGTCATTATCATCTACGAAAACTGCACCAGTAAATGCAAGGTACCAATACCTAGGACAATTTCCGCTACCGTATCCAAGAGAAGATGGGCTAAAAGAAGTTTTAGTCATTGACTGTTCTGGTCTTTTAGATGAAAGATATGCCTCATCTAACATCTTAGCAAACTCTTGTGGGTCGAATGCTCCTGTTACCTTTTTAAATTTTAGATTACTAACTATGTCTCTGGCCACTATGAATTGTACCTAACTACATACTTGAGTGCATCTACTAACTTATCAATAGATTCTTTCAATGAATAATAAACATTTTTCTTATTATTGTTTGCAGTTCCAGCCTTATCCTTAGCAATAGTCGAATATACTGATGCCATTACAGCAAACTTAGTTGACATAGCCTGAAGTTCAATAATTAAATGAGGAGCTTTAGCAGATGGTACATCTGGATTCATAAGCATTTTTACAACTATAGCCAAAGCCTTGTCTAAATGCTCGTCATTCATGAATTCATGCAGATCATTAAACTCTGTAATATCGCTTATAAGTTCTAATGTATTCTTATCTTGATTCATTATAGTACCCTTTGCACCATTCCATAGCCTATCCATAATCCGACTATTCCCATGACTCCAGCAAATACTGGAGGTGCTGGTACTGGAAGCTTGAATAGAGCAAATACTGCTCCGACTCCAGCCCCAGTTATTGTTGTAAGAATGATGTCTTTCATTTTTCCCACTTTTCTACTAACTGCTCTAGCAGTGACCACTCGATTACTGCTAATCTTGTCTTGCTATTTCCAGTTCCTAATATTAATTTAAGGACTGGGTACTTGTCTCTATTTACTTTAAATGTATCAGTACAAATCTTTGCCCAAATTTTTTGTGATATGGAAATACTTGTAGAGTATTCTTTGTAATCTACTACAAAGCTCTTCCATTGAGCATCACCTTTTTGATAATCGCCACGACCACTATTCTTTTGCTGCTTGGCACCATCTCTTTTGGCTTCTGATCTTTCTGACATTACTGCACCTTAAAAATTGTTTCATGGCCTTTAGAGCATCTCCATGACATTACTAAATCTACTGGGTCCCAGTACGCTCCAGATACATCTTCATCGCATGTTTTACATGCTCTAATGCCCTGCAAGACTTCTATGTTATATTCCTTTTCCTCAATTTTTGGATTAAGAAACTCATCAAGATTTGGCATTTATCTGCCCAACTAAGCTGTCTACAACATCTGGATTTTCTCTTAAATATGCGACAGCCTTTGCACGTCCTTGAAAACGTTCTCCATTTACTGTATACCATGCTCCACCCTTTTCAACAACGCCAACCATTTCTGCAAGATCTAATGTCTCTCCAACATAGTCCACTCCAACGTGATCTCCTTGATAGTAGAAATCATACTGTCCAGACAAATTAGGTGGGCCAACCTTATTGTAATCAATGATCCAGTTTACAGGTCTACCTACCCTTTGTTCAATAATCTTATCGCCAACTTTAACGCCAGCCTTGATAGCATTAGCCTCAGCTTCTGAAGACCATAGTTTAATAACTGTAGAGGAGAAGAATTTAACTGCCATCCCTCCTGTTGGGATATGGCTCGCATGCATTGAGCCGAACTGATTGCGTTGTTGAGAGATAAGGACAAGAAGCGTATTCTTGTTCGCATAGTTAAGCATTTTAACCGCATGTGTCATATCCTTCGCTTCCGCACCAATTTGTTTTGTGTCCTGAAGACTCTTTAATTCATCTCCGTCTTTTTCAAAATAGATGGCTGGTAGGAGCGCTGATATAGAATCTACTACGATTAAATCAACATCTGCTTCCATCAACTTTGTTGCAACATCTACCATATCATTTACAGTCTTTGCTGGAGAGTAAATTAGTTTTTCCGAATCAACTCCAAGCATCTCTGCCCACTTAGGATCATATGATGCTTCTGCATCAATCCAAGCACAAGTCTTTCCTTCTTTTTGTGCTGCAGCAATCATCTGTAAGCAGAAAGAAGATTTTCCTGCAGATTTATTGCCCCAGACAAGAATCTGCCGTCCATATGCTAGACCACCCTTAAGGGCAAAGTTCAATCCAATACTAGGTGTCTTTTGCTTTTCAACCTGTACATCTACTGCTGACTTTACTCTATTTCTTGTTTTTGGATCTAGTTTTGCTAATATATCTTCTAATACAATTGTCATTATTTATCTTTCTTCTTTCTACTATTATACCACTTAGAATAGGTTTCCGTGAAGCTTTGGTCTATGTTTATTTCTTTCCATTTTTTGATGTAGAATTTCATCTAGACTATGAAGAACTGCTTCTTCATTTCTCATAGCTGCATATACATCTAGTAGTCTAATTAGAGTATCTGCAATTTCCTCAACAACCTTTTCTGAACCCTGGTTTTTTCTAATTGCTTCTAGAACCTCAGTTACTTCAGAATGAACAAGGGCTAGCTTGTTTCCAATTTTGTCGTGATTATATTCTCCATCCCAGAATCCTTTTTCTATAGCTGTCTCATGTAAAACTGCAGCCAAAGCATCAAGCCCATACTGGGTTAGTATCTCATTGCTGTTCATCATTACTCCTCAAATTAAATGTAAAAGACTTTGATTCATCATCGTAGTCAACTACAAGCTCTTTATTTTCAAATTGTGCATCAACAAATTTTGATGTTGGCACAGATACAGCACCTGCTGTCTCTAATATTGCAACCAAGATTTTATTTAGACTCATTGATTGAATAATATCTTCACTCATTTTATCTCCTTAACATTTAGAGTTCCGTCATCTAATTTAGACAGAACTACCTTACACTTCATACCATCACGCATCTTAGCCAATGCTACCTTATACATGGCTGGGAACACAATAGCTCTGGTTAAGTTTTTATCTTTATCAGACATAACTATATGAGCCATAGTCTTTCCTGCTTTAGTTTTATACGGAGTATGGTTTACCACAATATATTCATCATCTGCTAGATCATAAGACTTTCTGTATAGATAGTCTACGAATATGTCGCTTGAATCTGGACCAATATCTTTTACATTTACATATCTTGCAATACGATTATCTCCGACTAATATAAAATACATTTGATTAGTCTCAATCTGAGTTTGCTCATGGTGGAATAATCCTATTGATCCAGTCTCATCTACAAGCTCTACACGAGCCCAGCCTGAACCTCTTTTTATATTTTTTACCATACCAAACATTACAAATGATCCTAGTGGATCGAAGTCTTCGATAGGACGTGCTTGAGATTTAATTCTAGGAGGAAGATCTAGATTAAATGTAGGTATACCTAGATACTCGTAGTAACTATCTTTTTCATTACCGTTTCTTGGATTATCTTCAAATGCTGCTCCGCCAATCATATTTAATGCTGTTATTGCACGGCTATTGATTCCGCTTCCTTTCTTAGAAGCCTTTGACACAAAGTCTGCGTAGTCCTTATAGGGTCTTTGATCGATTATCTTGTTGGCTATTCCATCTGATATAAATTTAATTTCTGCAAGGCCGAAGACTATAGAATCCTTCTGTAATGAGAAGTAGATATCTGACTCGTTAATGTGAGGAAGCTTGACACGCAAACCTAGGCGCTTGGCCTCAATTAAATATTCCGTTCTCGCATCTTTGTCATTTTCGTTTTTAAGAATCGAAAACATAAATTCAAGAGGGTAATAACACTTAAGCCAAGCTGTATAATAAGACAGCATAGAATAAGCAATAGCATGAGAGCGGTTAAAAGAATAACCCGCATGAGCTTCAAAGTCATGCCAGAGCGCTTCGGCTTTTTTCTCTGAAATGTGTTGTGAAGCGCCCCTAATAAAGCGATCCTTGAACTGGTCGAATTCCTTTGCATCCTTTTTCTTACCAATAATCTTTCGGACTTTATCTGCTTCCGACCAAGACATCCCTCCTAGGTATACGCATGCCTGCATAACCTGCTCTTGATATATGATAACACCATATGTATTTTGTGTAAAAGGCTGCATGATTGGGCTAATATATTCGACTGCCTCCTGCCCATTTTTACGTGCAATATATGATGCTCCAACAGTATTCATGGCTCCTGGACGGACCAATGCGTTAGATGCTGCTAAGTCTTCAAAGGAGCTGACTCCCATTTTAATTAATAGGTTTGTATATGGAGTTGCTTCTGCCTGAAATACGCCCTTGGTATATCCTTCGCTTAATGTCTTATAAACATCCTTGTCATCTAGCGGAATCTTAGATAGTTCTATATTCTTGCCAGTACGCTTTCTAATTGATGTTAAAGTATCTGATATAACCGATAATGTTTTAAGTCCTAATGCATCTAGTTTAATTAGACCAATATCCGCAACTGTATCCATATCATATGCAACAACTGGGATACGTCCAGAAACTTTATCCTGAGCATCTTCACGAGATTCAACTGGAGCATATTTACGTATATCATCTTTAGCAACAACTACGCCTGCAGCATGAACACCAATGTTTCTAATCTTTCCACGTAATCTTTCAGCAAGCCAAGTTACTTCTGGATACTTTGCTCTAAATTCTTTTGTGTTGGGAGAGTCAACAAAGTCTTCAAATGTGTCGACTGATTTCAACGCCTTATTAACATCATTTAGTGGAACCATAAATACACGAGCAGCATCACGAATTACACCCTTATCTTTAAAGTAAGTAAATGTAGAAATAGATGCAACATGCTTAAATTTCTTCTTTAGATAGTCCTTGACCTCTTTGCGACGGCGATCCTCAAAATCTGTATCAATATCTGGGAAGTCATTACGCTCTGGATTAATAAATCGGAAGAACAACAAATCGTATTTAATTGGATCTACATCTGTAATTCCTAGGGCATAGCAGACCAAAGAACCAGCTGCAGAACCACGACCTGGACCAACCATAATTTCCTGAGACTTAGCCCAATTAATCATATCTGAAATTACCAAGAAATAGGAGGCAAAGCTCTTCTGCTTTATTATCTCTAGCTCTTCTTCTAGACGTGCCCTGTAAACCTCATTGGAGGCCATTCCAAGGCTCTCTAAGCCCTTTTCAGCCAGTTCTCGTAGTTTGATGTCAGCATCTGTCTTTGGGACTGGCAGAAGGTCTAATGCCTGATAAAAGTCATATTCCTCTACTTTGTCTGAAATTTCTACAGTATTATCAAATATATCTGTGCGCTTAATTCCTGCTTTACGGAAATCATCTTCAATTTCCTGGCGTGTCTGAATAAATAGGTTATAGTCCTGAAATGATATTCTTCTATCTGGATATAAATAATTAAATCTATCTAGCATATTCTTCATATTTCTAGACATTTCAAAATCTGCATCTTTATCCACCTTAGGGTTTGTGGACAATATAAGCATGGCTTCTTCTAATACCTTGTCTTCGCCTTTAGCAAAGTGTGCATCTCCTGTTGCTACCGCTTTAATTTTTAATTCGTCGGCCAATTCCAAAAGCTTGGCGTTGATTTCTGGCGGGTTGTGAGATTGAACCTCAATATAAAAATCTTCATTAAAAGTTTGTTTAAAGTCTTTGAGTACAAGTTTTGCTTCTGAGAATTCTCCACGCTCAATAGCTTTGCTAATAAGGCCGTTGAGGCATCCAGACAAAACGATAATACCTTCAGCATATTCTTTCAATATCTCTCTATCAATACGTGGCTTATGATAAAAGCCTTCGTTCCACGCTAATTCCTGAAGGATGTTGATATTCTCAAGACCCTTTTTATTTTTAGCCAACAAAATAATATGGTTGTACGCCTGAATTGATTTGTCTGTTTTTGACGATCTATCAAATCTATCTGTTGGTGAAATATAAGCTTCCACACCAAGGATTGGCTTTACGCCTATTTCCTTACAGGCAATTTGCATATCTCTATGCGATGCGAGTGTGCCATGATCTGTAATTGCAATTGCAGATTGGCCTGCATCTTTTGCTGCCTGTGCTAACTCTTTTGGAGAATTAAGTCCATCCATTAAAGAATAATATGAATGAACATGCAGGTGTGTGAAGCTCATATTCCGCCTTTACTTGTTACTTCGCCAGTCTTTATTTATATATGTTTTTAATCTATGACAATTTGCACATAGAGTTTGCAAGTTGGAAGGATCATTATTTGAATGATTTCCGTCTATATGATCTACATCTAGTTGACAGCCATGCTCTGGAATAAATCCACACTTCTCGCAATAACTTTTTTTATTATCTCTGCGATACTTCTGCTTTCTACAGCTTGTGCAATATATTCCAAAGCGCTGCCTGCCTTTTATTCTACCTTTAGACTCTTGATGATTACCGCATTGGCATAAGTCTTTTACGTAAACCGACATATTACCAGTCTACGCTACTGGATGTAGAATCTGTCTCCTCGTGACCGCCTTCTCCATTAAAGAAAGCCTCTTGTTCTGTATATGGTAAATCACGGACAGCAGATTCTTCAAGCTTGAATAATTCAAGTCCTGATGCATCAAATGCAGCTTCATCTTTTGCTAGTGGAATAATTGTGTAGCTTGTATCTGTCTTTGTTCCAGAGCGCTTAATTCTCCACATGAGATTTGTAATTGTGCCACATATGGCTCTTCTTTTCCGTCATCTACTAAAACATTAATGTAGAGACGTGAACGACCCTTCCATCCTGCCTTATAGTCTTTACGGTGCTGCTCACAGCCCCAGCATTTTCCTTGGTCATCAATAGAACATAACGCCTTGCGACGATAGTCTTTTGGATTTGTGTGTTCGACTGCGATAAAGCCCAGTCCTAGCTTTTCATCATAATTAGGTGAATCTGGATCTAGTTCCTGTAAAAAGCGAATCTTTACACTCTCTCCATCTTCTAGCTTTACCCAGCGACCCTTATTTGTTTCCCCTGATGATTGAGGCTTATCTAGTGCCTTGTTTAAGTCTTTTAGACCCTTTACGATACCCATCTATATACCTTCTTTCTATAGTTGACGGTATAAATCCGTCTGTCATTACATTATATCATGGGTTCCAAGATCGATATTCGATATCGGAAACTGCGTTTTTAATACAGACTTTAATCTCTTCATCAGTCATATCGCCTGCATCTTTTGCATCATGTGGATATATCTTACCATAAGAATACGAAGCCCACAAGATGTCTTTATTTTTTAATTTATTAGCTATTGCTAATCCTAGTTGTCTGCCTGCCTGATCTGCATCAGTCATTATTGTTATTCTGTTAAAGTATCTATTTAGCAGATACTGTTGTTCTGGAGATAAATGTCCTCCAAGAGTTGCAACCACGTTAGGAAAACCAGCTTGATGTATTCTGATTGCATCGAAATTTGATTCGACAACAATAACATTGCTACCTATACGCTTAGCTCTGTGCAAATTAAATAACGTCTTGCTCTTTGGAAGATTAGTACTATTTTTAAATGACTTACCTTCAATAGATCTACCAACTAATCCGATTGGAGTTCCGTCAGGACTATGAACTGGAGTTGTAATCATATTCATATTAGAAGAATACCCTAATTGAAAATGCTGCATAGATTCTTCATTTATGCCACGCACACCCTTTAGATATTCTTGTGAATTGTTAGCATTCTGTATAATCAAATCCTCATGTAGCTTTTGCAAGACTTCCTCTGAGAACTCTTCAAATACTGGCTTATCATCTAAGATTGATTTAAGAGCCTCATCAAAATCTTCTTCAAATTCAGTTTCTTTTGAAGATATAAATCTGATTGCTTCAAACTCATTCTTATGAAGAATTCTTCTTACCAGCTCATTTAATGTTCCAGCCTCTCCGCATGCTGGGTTAAAGCATATGAATGAGCCCTTAGTTCTGCTTACGCTAAAACTTGGAGTATGCCTATTAGAATGAAATGGGCAATAGCATAGGAAGTCATTTCCTGTTTCTCCAACTTGCTCTAAGCCTAGAGCTTTTACTAGTGCTTTAATATGGGTTGGCGAGTAGACCGTGGAATCAATTTTCCCTGAGACCATCCTTCGTGTTCCCTTGCCTTTCTCTTACCTACATACATTCCGTATGCTCTGATTTCATATACCCATCTGTTTTCTGATGGATCATAATGGGTATACCATCCAAAATCAATATCTAAAACTCTAACGTAGCCTTTATCTACCATGTCGTGCCTAATAAGATTTTCAGCAGCGACTCTTGTAATCATTACAACTGAGTCATCCAAAAACTCTCCGCTATGGCCAAATGTTTTAATTCTTCTGTTCATTTAGATTTGGAAGGTTCTCGTAAATCGGAGTAATAACACCACGATTAATATCCCAGTCTAGATAGAAATCAAATTCCTGTCCATGGCGATTCTTTCTACTAACAACTTCAATCATATTAGTATTTGGATATCTGTGAATAGCCATAGCCATATCAGCATCGTACTCAATTGCCTTTGACCAAGCTACCTGCGACATCATTGGTGGCTCATCTTGATCTGAAATATCATCTGCTGTTGCTGCAGTAATATCGATAACTGGAATATTGTTTGATACAGCCAACAACTTAAACTCACGAGAGATATTTCTATTTCTTTCAACTTCAGAGTTGCTTCTCTTATTGTCATTAAATAGTTGATGGTAATCTAGAATAACTAAGTCTGGTTTGTGCTGATCTATTTTGCCCTGAACGGTTGCAGGAGTAACTTCTGAAGTTCCTTCATTTGATACTAGAATAAAACCATTCTTGTTATCAAACTTCTTTTTACCCCATGACCTAAAGTCATCGATATTTACATCACCCTTTGAGAAATCACTTGCCTTAAATAAACCAGAGCCTAGCATTGTGTAGATACGATCACGCATATTCTCTGGAGACATTTCAAGAGAGATAATCATTGGCTTGAATCCTTGTTCCCATGCCTTACATGCAAGGTAGGATGTAAACCATGTCTTACCACGTCCTGGCCAGCCGATAGCAACAATAAGGTGTCCTGGAGCCATACCAGTTGGATATGCTTTATCGATTGCTTCAAAGCCTGTTAGAATTCCTGGGCTACCACCCATGGCTGCAGATCTTTCCTTCACAGATAGAAAATGGTTCTCTGCAGATTGAAGATCAGTAATATCCAAGTCTCTTACATTATTTGTAAACTTTGAAAGGTTGGCAAGCTTTGACTGCATGTCAGCAAGGACTCTTGCTGCTGCATCTTCTTTTAATGATGCTCCAGACTGAATAATAATAGACTTAAGCCTGTTACTCAAATATTCATTCTTTAGCTTATCAAGATAGTATCCAGTTTCAGCTTTAGTATCTGTTGGCTCAAAGTCTTTGTGGCGTTCCATTAAAATACCTGGTTCTGGAACTGCTTTAAACTTATAGTAGTATGACTTTAGGCTATCCCAAATATCTCTATGTGATGTAAATAGGTCATCTACGTTATCTGCTAATAAAGTAGAAATGTCCTTATTCTTACATACAGCTGAAATCAAATCTGCTTCAGTATTCACTCTTCTCCGCCTTCAATCAGTTTTTTAGTCTTCTCTCTTAATAAACTGCGATTCAGTCTATCCTTTTCAACTTCCTCCATCAAGCTATCTATTCTATCAAAATTATAGAAGAAAAATGTCAATGGGTGTCCAGATTTGCTCGTCTTAAAATAATAAGACAACAATTCCTTAGCTCTTTCATATCCTACACTATCTATGACATCTTGCATGGCCCACTTTTCACGAAACTTATTAATACGTGGCTTTTTATTGTATCTTTCAAAATACAATTTTTCATATAGCCCTATTAGGACGTATGGCTCCTTCTCACTTGCCACGCTTTAGTTCCTCTTCTACCTCACGAGTTTTATCAATTAATTTATCTTCGACAAACTTATAAACTCTATCAGTAGCAGAATCAACTGTTTCTCCATCTCTAACCCAGTCTTCTACTCCAATACCAATCTTGATACTCTCATAGTTGCCAAGGTTTCTTGTAAAAGATAGGTCAACCTTTACCTTTGTGTCCATTATTCCGCCTTCCATACAGGTACAAAACTTCCTTCTTCGGTCTTAGTATACAGTATGATATTGTTTTTGAGAAGTGCCTGTAATTCCGATCTAGACGGCAGCTTCCCAGAATGACCAGCATCAACAATAAATTGATGAAGATCTAAAATATCAGACTCTTTAAACATAAATTTATACCATTTACTATCTGGATTACCTATAGGATAAACCTTCTGAGGTCTTTTAATTTTGCCATCCAATATGTAATCCTCAATGGTTACTTTATGCTTATTTAATATGATACCAACTTGAGTAGTGGTATAGGCATTCTCCATATATTTTTTTACCTGAGAGTAAGAATACATAACTCTTTTTTTATCTGGATAACACCAAGCGATCAACTCGTCTTTTGCTCTATTTCTTCTAAGGACTTTATGTATTTTGTCGTTTAAAAAGAAATAGACAAATTTTTGCTGTGCGCTTTGTCTCTTTTTTCTAGCCATCTACCCAATGCACTCGTATCTTTATTAATCATCCAGCGTCTTCCGCACATTATACAGAAGAGTTCTATATGAAGTTTTTGAGAGAATACTCTATCAATGAATACTCTACCATTACATCTTTGACAAGTCATCATACGGAGAACAGCTTTCCGTCTACTACACAACTATAATTAGGAGAGACGTGAATCATTTGAATATGAGGGTATTCTCCATTTTCAATATGTGCTATAGCAAAGCCCTTTTGCCAGTCATGATGCTGTGTATACTTCATTCCTGGACCCTTTTCATCACACATGTGACCAATTTCATATCCACGCAATGTCTCGCCTTCACCATTGTTTCTAAGTTCATATGTTACCATATGTGATGCAATTCTGTGTGAGTGTCCTCTAATTAATGAGACTTGCATGTCTTCCATGTCTTTTCTTACCGCTCCAGTTGCTGAAACAGAAAGTCCGTGATGAACATGGATATCACCAAATCGACGACGTGGTAGGCTGTCATAATAAATATAATCATAACCCAATGAGTCTAAACTCCACAAAGCTTCTGGTGTAACTTCATTTAAATACTCTGGAAGCTTAGCATCTACATAGTTAAAAATTCTAACATCGTGATTTCCTAGGGCAGAGAATAACTGTGCATCTGGAAGCATATCTCTAGTCTTAGTATAAAACTCTCTTGCTTCCTTTGCTTCATGCCTCATCATTGGAACAATAAGGTCCTTGCTATCTGTCTTATGTAAATTCAAAAATTCAGCTGATCGTCCTTCTGTATATTTGCTATAACATGCCTGATCATCTGTATCTCCCAAATAATCTACAACATCTGGCTTAAACCACTTCATTACCTTAAACCAAAGTTCGATCATCTTATTATCTTGATAAGGGAACTGCTGGTCGGATGAAAGCATCCATTTTAAATCATTACTCATTATCTACCTTAGATACTAAAAAAGTCACGAGGTCGTGACTTTTGAGCTACAACTGTATTGTAGCATATTAAAAAAAGCTGTCAATATGTTTATTGTTGAATGTAAACTGCGATCCAGTCAATTCTAAAGTTAGTCAGTTTATCATTTGTTGTTACAACAATTTGTGGAGTCGTTGTCAAACCAATTACTGATACGCTAACATATTGCTTACTCTTTAGATTGCTTCTTGGAGATGCAACAATTTTTGGAACATTGCCATTAAATAATTCTGGACTATATGCTATAGGCTCAGCCTTTGTTCCCGCAGCATCTATATTTACAACAATATGACCTGTTTGAACAATTGGAATTGCAGGAATTCTATTTGCGTTGTTTCCAGCTGATTTAGTAAGCATTGCAAGTGTTGCGTTGAGCTCATCTATCTTAGCAGCCATTGAATTAAGCTTAGAGACATCTAAAGGTTCTCCGTCTGTAAATAGTGCCATTATAAATTATCTCCTATGTCATGCATATTTGCTTCTATATCGCTTACTTCAATTACTGCATTTCTATCTAATCCATATTTAGAAAATACATCTGGGCTTACGACATGACGTCTCTTATTCTGAGATATCAAATACATTTTACCATCTGCTATATTTTTTATCAAGGTTCCGTCCCTAAATCCAAGCTTGCCAACAAGTTTGATGTGAGAGACCGCAGATTCTGTAACGTCTATGGTTGTAAACTTCCAGGACTCTGCAGCCCTATCTGATATAAGCTTAAATCTCTTATTGTCTTTTATCCAATAAGTATTCTTGTCGGTTTTTACCGCAAGCCCAGAAGGGAAGCTAGTTGGACTTGTTATTAAGACCGTCTGAGTATTCTTGAATAGCCTTTTCACGTTCCTGCTTCTCATCCATAAGTTCAGTAATTTCAGCACGAAGTAACGCAATTTGTGTTTCATAATTAGAAACAATTTCTCCCATGCGCTGCTGCAATGCGGTAATTACTAATTCCGCTCTATTGTTCATTTATTACCTATTCTGTTAATGCATTAACTGCAGCTGCTTCTAAATCGAGAGCTGCTAACTGATCAGATAGTTCATCAATTTTTGAATTTAAATCTCCCAAAACTGTAGAAGATGGATTTTGCTTTGCATCCTCTTGAATCTTGCTCATCTCAAGATTATACTTGTTGTAAGCAAGATTTTTTCTGTGTGAATCGATTATGCTAATTTTTTCTTCTTTTGATAGTGTGTATGCCATTTGACCCTCCTTCCATTATTATACCATTATGTATGGTAAACTACAATTCTACCACTTATCCATTGGGCAAGAGGCGTGGGCTAACTTTGTTTTTGCCGCCATAAAGCAACCGCATTTCTTGCATTGTTTAGTAAGACCTATTAATTCAGGACATGTTTCGCAAATTGAGTATCTGGCATTTGCTGTCTCTTCTGATGCCCATTCTGAATTTGGATTAAGCATATCCCATGGTCTAGTTTCACCCAAACTCTTTTTATATCTTTGCCATGGTGTTAGATTATCGTCTGACATTGTTTGACCTTTCAAAAAACTCTTGTCTAATTTCAGCTAGTGTTTTAACTGGCTTTGGCTCCCACCCATATGGTGCAATAAGCCCATTTTCATTATATCTCCATCCTTCTATAACTTCTCTATTTTTAGGAGGAATAGTAGATGCCTCTATTGGAGTATTGTCTTCATTTCTTCTCATTAATTCAAAAATTTTGGGGCTACTTGTTAGAATAGATCCTAGTTTTGAATTGGTCTGTAGTGTTTCAATAATGTTTTCATTATCATCTAAAAAATTTACTAGACTACAATCATCATTTACACAAACAATATTATTAGAACTATTTATCATATCATAAAAAAAAGTAAATGTTGGCATAGTGTGAACAATTACTCCGTCTAGACCAAAGGCTAGAGCCATAACCCTACCCTTTCCTTCTTTTCCATATAAATAATAAATATCATCGTCGATCAACATGTTATACATTATATATATTTCTTTTAAATGTGTCAACTATCATGCACAGAATGCTAAGCATGAGCTTCCAGTTGCATATCCAGCAGAACAGTTTCCAGCACCTATAGAGGCGCATCCAAATCCAAACCAGTCATTTGCTACATCTGAAGCTGTACATATATTTCCATAGAATGCTGTTTGTCCAGGAGGACATGGACCTGATGGTGCAGCTGTAGTTGTAGTTGTTCCTGGTTCAACGGTAGTCGTAGTTGTTCCTGGCTCAGCGGTAGTTGTAGTTGTCGTTCCAGAAGGGATGAAAACTGAAACTGGACCATTCCATCCAGATACATTTCCTGTTCCAATGGCTGTAGAGCTTGTAGCAGCTCTAACCCACCAATAATAAGTAGAACCAGATAATGCAGTCATAACATCTGTCATCGGACTTGTCTGACTTGCTGCATCTGGATTAGATGTTACAACTCCAAACAAGCTAGGGTTATCTATTTGATACCAACCCTGGAACCATGAACCTGTACCTCCAGTAAAATTAATTGAAAATGTTCCATTGCTATATGTTACCGATGTGGGATTAGGTGAAACTAAAGTATTTGGTGGTGACAAAGTTGCACTATTTGAAGATAAAATTTCTGCTGTTGCTGTACCAGTTTGATTAGCACCAGAATATGCAATAGCAGAAACTCTTAATGTAGTTCCATATAATGATATATAATTTGTAGGAGGAGTATATGTTTGTGATGTTGCACCTGAAATTGGTGCCCATCCACCAAGTCCAAAGGAACCTCCTTGAAACCATCTCCACTGATATTTATAGCTAAGAGCATTAGTAGCAGTAACATCTGCAGTAAATTGTGTTGTGCCAGCAATTCCTGTAGAAGGGCTAACCGTAACACTACTTATTCCAGCAGGCATATTAACAGTTTGAGGAGAAGTTGGAAAAGATTCTAATTCATCATAATTGACTGCTCTTATCCGAACAACATAGCTAGCACCTGTAAGTCCAGTAATATTAAATGGATTAGATGTTTGTGTGCTTGACCAAGTTGCTCCGTTGTCTATACTGTACTTTGCTCCTTGAAAAAAGTTACTGCCCTTATTGCTTGGCTCAGTATATGAAACATTTATTGTTCCAGAAGAAGGAGTGTATGTATATATAAGTATTGATCCTGGTGCTGATCCAGTAGCCTCCAATCCATTGTTGCTTGATTCAGCATAAGTGTATGTAGTGTTATAGCTTGCCCTAGCTCTTACTGATACTCTATAATAAACAGCATAATTTGCAGATATAGATATGCTTGTAGTTGTATTTGATACAAAAAAATTTTGATAATTTATTGCTACACCAGCATTTGTAGTTGCTATGCCCCAAGTAATTCCGTCTGGACTTGATTCAATTTGATATTGATAGCCAGATGCATAAGTTGATTCTGTCCAAGAAAATGATATCGATCTTACAGCTCCTTGGGCAGAAGTTTGAGGGTATGCTTTAGTTGCTGAAAATATACTGAATGCTTGTGGAGTATTATTAATATTAATTAAGTGTGGATCAGACGGAGTTCCAGCAGATCCAGTAGCATTTGCTCCAGAATATGCAACAACTCTAAATTGATAAGAGTATCCATTAAATAATCCAGTTAATAAGAAACTATTAGTTGCCGCACCATTTGCAATTCCATAATTTTGAAATGATGCAGGAAAAGACCCTCCAATAGTAGTGGATCTATATTGCACCATATAACTATTTGCACCAGTTAGTGTATCCCAAAATAGCCCTGTTTGATAATTATTTGTTTGTTGATTGTATGTTAGACCAGATGAATCTAATCCAGTAACTTGACCCAAACCAGCTCCAGCTTTAGTAACAGTATTTGATGGATTTCCAGCATATCCATTATATGTTGAGCTAGTTCCTGTATACGGAATTACTCTTATTAAATATGTTAGAGCTGCATCTAGCCCAGATAAGGTTTCAGATGTTCCAGAAACAAAGCTGTAGTTGGTGTACGTCTGTCCATTGTTTGAACTATATTGAACTTGATATCTTAATGCACCAGTTGATGCAGTCCATGTTATTGGTTGAGTATTTGAAGTTGCTGTTCCAGCGGTAAGCGTAACATCAGTTGGGCCTTGAATTGTTGCTATATAAATTGCTTGTTCATTAGTAGTTCCATTAACATTAGTTGCTCTTGCCACGAATCTATATCTATTTAATACATTAGCAGAAACATGTTGAGTAGGAATAGTATAATCAAAGGTTACAGGTACTCCGACTGCTGGATTAGACATGCTTATATATCCAGACATTGAGGAATAAGTTAAGCCTCCATCTGAAGATTTTTCAAATGAATAAAATTGTGAAGTTGGAGATCCATTCCATCTATAAACTGTACCAGTTAAAACAACTAAATTTTGTGCATTTGTAGCTTGTGATAACGTTGGTTTAGCAGATGGTTTTGGACCTGCGGTACCGTATACAACTTGCCAAATTCCGCCACCATCGTATCTATAAACACTTTGCATTCGATACCAAACACCGCTGCCTTCGTATCTATAAACATCTGACATTTCATACCAGATTCCGCCACCCTCATATCTAAATATAGGCATTTAAGCTTCTCTCTGAAACCAAATATCGCCCTTGTTAAAGGCAGCTCCTCCACCTTGTGTTGGTGGTCGATTTGTTGTATTCCCTGGAGCACTAAATCCTCCATAAAAAAACGCTCTTCCGACTGTTAGTTCTTGATTAGTAGCAGCTTGAACTACTGTTGAGTCTCCAAATGTGTTATCTTCATTGCTGGTAACATTCAAGAAAAATTTAGTATTTTTTATGGTAAGTGTTCCTGCAGTAGTTACTCCATAATCTATTTTACCTGCACCCAATTTAAATGTTCCATCTGATTTAATAAAATCAGTTCCAGCATTTAATTCAAAAGAGGAGGCTGTAACCTTACCAGCCATATCTACTCTAAATGGAGCAGAAGCAAATGTTGTGTTACCTACTTGAATTCCTGCACCACTCATTTTTACATAGCTACCATTAGATGTTCCAATAGATATATATCCGTTACCTTCTCCAGAACTTATCCATGTATCACCTTTATTAATTCTATCAGGACCTATTGTCCATCCAGCTATATTGCCAGCTGTTGATGTAATTGTTCCTAAAAATTCTGCATTGCCAGTTGAAGAACTTATTGCAAATGTGTTGACTCCGCTAGCATTTTTAGCAGTTATACCAGCACTATTCATTACAATAGCTGCACCAGTATATGAACTAGATGCTGGATTGTATGATCCAGCAAAAATTTGAATTCCACCAGCATTAATTGCAGTTATATTATTATCAGATGCAATAATTCCTGCAGCAGCAGTATTTAATTTTGTTGCTACAGCACTCACCGCACTAGACGCATTTGAATTTGCTTGATTAATTGCAGTAAGTGTAGATCCTCCAGTAATTACAATATCTCCTGTAATTGATGCTCCAGAAGCTGTTAATTTACCTCCAGCATCAACTCTAAAATTTGCTGCAGATCCATCTGCTGACTGTCCAGCCCAAAGAACGATGTCGGTTGCTGTTGATACCTGTGGCTTTATTCCAACATAGTATGCACCGTTATTTGCAATTATTGTTCCAGTTGAATTAAGAGTAATTCCATTTTTACTAATTGTAGATGTAGTTACATCCCATCCACCTATTGTTGCACTTGACGTTGTTAGCTTTCCAGTTGCAGCATCAATAGTTGTTATGTCTTGGGTTGTAGATGAATTAAATTTTAAGCCGTCTTTACTGAGAACAAATCCTGCTCCAGTTACTCTTATTACAAAACCAGATTGATCTGTAACTGCTGTATTTGTTGCATTGGCAACAGTAAATGTATTTGTAGTTGATGCAGTTACTGTAAACATTCCGTTATAACCTGCTGGAGCAAGTCCTGACACTAAGACTCTCGTTCCGACAGCATATCCGTGCGCTAAGCTTGTTGTATATGTAGCAGTAGTGGCAGTAAATGATACAGCAGTAATATTATATGTTGTAGGAGCTGTTGTAAATGATTGTAACGATCCTCCAGAAGCTAGGGTAACATTTCCACTAAACGTTCCTCTTCTTGCTGTGATATCTCCATCTACTGTAAATGCTTGTCCGTCCCATTGTACATAATTTTGAGACGATCCGCCTAATTTAAATGTAGCAGAAGCTGCCGAATCAATATACCAATAATTGTCAGCATTAAATACTAAGCCTCTTCTACCTGTAGCAACTCCATATCCAAATCTAAATTCACCAGTTTCTCCGCCTGCAGATGCTCCAAAATATCCAGTAGTGGTTACATTAGTTCCAATAAATGGAGTACCAGATATTGTCTGGTTAGTAAAAGATGTGTATGTGGAAGATGTATTATTAAACTCATCATAAGAAGCGATTCCAACTTCATAAGTTGTTCCTACTGCTAATCCAGCCAATCTATATGTTGTTCCTGTTGGGATATCAACATATGAATAGTTTGATGCTGTAGGTGTTGTTACTGGTCTAAACCTTATTCTATAACCACGCAATGTTGCGTCTGATACTGCAGTCCATGACAAGTTTATAAACCCGTTAAATCCTAGTGTACCAGTTGAGTCAATTCCTGAAGTTGCGGTCAATCCAGCAGACGGAGCATTAGGTGCAATATTATCTGCTGAAAAAGCTGCAAGAGGAGTCACATTTGTAACAATATTACTGTCTGTAGTAGCTAGGCCATTTGAATCATAAAATATAGCCTTAACAGATCTAGTCGATGTATTAGTTGTGCTAACTATTAATGGGTTAGATTTTCCTTGTGCTACCTGAGTATACGGTCCTCCTCCAACACTTTCGTATATGTATATTTGATCAAATGGTAAGTCTGCGGCTGGAGATGTATATGAAACTGAATATCCTAATATATCTGGAGTAACAGAAATGACTGGAACGCTTAATGGAGTTGTATATGTTAAAGATGTAGCGGGCACAACAGTGCTTGTGTTTCCAAAGGAATCCACGACCTGGATTTGTATTGAAAAGGATGTTGCAAATAGTCCGAATGCTGCTTTGTTTTCTGCTGCAGACAAATAAAATACTTGAGCTGATGATGCTTTATTTACTGGAGAATAAAAAATCCTACTTCTAGAATTAGCAGTAAGAGTAATTTTAAAATAATCTGCATAGGCATTTGAATTTGTAGCAGTTTCAGCAGCAGCTGTATCAAACGTAAACCCTATTCTCAATGTATCGGTTTTAGTTGTTCCGTCATCTTTTACCCATGTACCTGTAACTCCAGTTACTGGTGATGGAGGCTTATAAGATACAGTTGATGCCTCCGCACTAAATGCTGATAATACACCTAAAGCACTTTCTGCCTGCAACTTTACATTATATGTTCCTGGACCTAGAGGTATAGATTTAATGCTATTTGTTGTAAAAAATTCTGCTGTTTTAACTGAAGTGGCTCCATAAGATCCGCCTCTAATCCAAACGTTTACTTGCTTGTAATTCAGTAATTGATTTCCAGCTGAATCAAGTCCGTTCCACTCTATTGATAGAAGTCCGTTTCCCCAGGTTAATATAGGAGTAGAAGGACCAATTGGAGCAACTTCTGATGCTGTAGTTACATTGTATGTGGCAGAATATTCGCTTACTGATCTATCTTCATATACCCAAGCAAACTGCAATGGATATGTTGTATTTACATTTAAATCTGTTATTGTTACTTCAAAGTAGTTCTTTTGTGTATCTGGGGTGCTGGCATCCTTCAGTAAATCTACTGGAAGATTTACTGCTCCACCGTCCTCAGATATAATTGACATTAAAAGGTTATCCCCAGTCTATATTCGATGTCTACTTGCCTTCCTGCAGTCTTTACCAATGATGTTGCTAATACTGATCTACCTATAACTCCATATGTCGGATCAAATGTATCTTCATCGTTTACTCTAAGTCCATCAAAGTAGACTGTAGTAGTTCCAGAGGATGCTGTAACAATTACTGATATCTTAGATATTGATGTGGCATCTGGAGTTCCAGATTGTCCTGATAGTAATGTGCTAAAAGGTATACTAGCTATTCTATGACCTGTTCCTGCTGCTGGAGCAGATACAACAGTAGCCTCGTAGTAGTTAGTATTTGAACTATAGAATCTAACTTTAATGTTAGACAAAACATTATCGTTTTTATAATAAGCTAATGTTAAGCTATCGTTTACGCTATATCCAGATATGTCTAAAGAGTTAACTGATGCAGAATACTCTTTTGCAGATGTTGTAGCGTCAACCTTAATCATACCGTTCCCAATTTTTGCTGCAGGTGTAGTTGAAAGCACTGGATTAAGATTAGAGGAATCTTTCCATAATAGATTATTTTCAAAGTCTGCTATAAACTTGCTATCAAACAGGTTTTGAGATATTTTATTTCCAGAATATAGAGCCATCTCTTTAATTTCTCCAGCGACATCTTGAGGAATTGTTCCTTTATAAACCACTGCATAATTAAATCCGCCAAGGCCATTTGGCTGAATATCAATGCTTCCAAATGAGACTGGCATTCTGTAAAACTCAAACTCTAATCTTGTATCTAACTCTGTTGCTGCTGTTGAGCCTATGCCCAGAGCAATTTCTCTGTTAGAAAATACTAGATTTCCAGCAAGGACATTAGTTACAAACCTCTTACCGAATCTTGTTATCACGATACTCCTCCGTCGCTAGAAGCTATAGCTATTCTAGCATCAATTCCAATAATAGGTTTTTCACTACTATTTCTAATTTTTATTACAAGCTTGGCTCTAGCCTTTTTTGTAGCAGGATCATAATATATGCTTTTTGTTACAGATTCAATATCTGCTAGTTGTGGTACATCCTTATTACCATCTCCAGGGCCTCCAGGATTATCCCAATCGCCGCCAGAACTATATCCAGAAAGTTTACGATATTGATTGAAATCTTGTCCCTCTACAATATTTAAAAATTTAGGGTTAATGTAATAAGCCTCTACTGAATTTTCTTTTACTTTTACAAGGGGCGTATTTGAGATTTCCGTATCTGATATTTTTTTGACCATTTTATTATTATACCATTTAGATAACTAAACTGGCATCCTCCTATGATATAGTCCTGCAGGTTATTGTAGTATCTAGTCCATTCTCATAGTTATGAGAAACTCCTAAAATAATAAACTTTTGAGAATTGATTAGCCCATGATAAGGATACTCTATTCTAATGACATCTCCAACCTGAATAAGTGGATTTCCAAATACCTGCAAGGTAATGATTGTCTGCTTCTTAGACCATTGAGATTTAAGCCAATCCGCCAAGGCTTTTACGTCATATTCATTTTGCAACCACTTTGTTTCAAATATTATTGGCTCTTCAGATGTATATAAGTTTTTATCAAAATTATCATATTCTATAGTTCCAGTTTTAGATATGCTGTATCCATAGACCATAAATGTTGATTCTGTGTCAGAGCTCAATGCTGTAGCAAATCCAGAGTTATTTAGTACATACGCCTCTGCTCCGAAGTTTGTTATTTTGCTTCCCACTATTTTAATAAAATCATTTGCGCCAGTCGTAGGTGCTATAGGAATCGAAGGTCTATCTGAGAATTTAAACTGATATTTTCTAATTTCTCTAGCGACTGTTCCAAACTCTTCTATCCTGCCCTCTATTGTTGTTGCCGAAGTACTAAGATCCAGCATTCTTTCTCCAAAGAAAAACTCTATTTGGTTGTCTGCAAACTTACCTGTATATATATTAAATAGATCATCGCTATTGTACTGATCTTCTGTTATTGCCATTCCATATATATAATCAAAGTTTACGGTTCCCATTCCAGCAAACATGGCTACGCTATTTGTTACTGGCAAGATAGTTTGATAAATTGAGCCAGCAGTTTGAGTATCTGTAGCAGTAATCTTAAAACCATTAATAAATGCAGTTATAGTAATCTTGTTTGCTTCAACCTTAACTTTTGTATCAACCTTATATGCTTTACCAGCATATATTCCAGAAATAGTAGTAACCTGACTTTTTTGACTGTCTATTAAAGGTATATCGTTTCCATTTAAAACTTTAACAATTTCTACTTCTTTATCCGAAGTTACGGTACCTATTGAAGCTGTCGCTCTTATTCTTATGTAGTATCCAGTACTTCCTTGGTTTGCTACAAAAAATCCCATGCCTCCTGTTTGTATAGGTACATCTATTGATGAATCTAATAAAATAGTTGATCCAAATGCATAGTAAGATTTATTTGTTGGAATCTCTGTAAAGCTTTTATAAGCTATTGAATACTCTGCTTTATTTTTTGATGTGTTAGTTAAACTCAATAATGATTTATTTTTAGGTTCAATTGATCCAAGTCCTATTGGGTTTGCAGTTGCGTCTGCTGAATATATATAATCTTCTAATGAAATAGAGCTAGAATTAAAATATTTAAGCCAGTCCTCCATTGTCCAAGTTTGTGTGTTTGAAGACATCACAGTAGCTCTGGCTAATCCAGGATCAGCATTCCATTGAGTCATTGGAGATTCTGCAGTATTGTCTGCTCCTAATGTATCTCCAACTTTAGCAACTACTGCAGGCTTTGGTATATAAATATATTCTTTTAGCTTTGCATCTCCAAATGTGGCACCGTTATATGCTCTAACTAGAACTTTGTATATAGAACCTGGAGTTAAGCCAGTTATTGCAAAAGTACTTGATGAGGTTGTTGTTTCTGCTGCAGCATTTATATCTGCTGATTGAAGTGCATACTTGTATCGATAGCTTGTTGCAGAAGTTGCTCCGATTGGCGACACATCTATTCTTCCTGAAGTTTCGCTAATTACTACACTAATATCTGTAATATCTAGATTTACTCCTTGTGCTCCACCGTTTATTAAAAAATATGGAAGTACCATTAGTACCACCCAACATTTCTTACAGTCCAGTTAGAAACAGTATTCTGAGGATCTACGTAGTGGTTTGCCACTAGTGTATTAAATGCTCCTCTAGATTTTATTTTAAATTGACCAGTGGGAGCAAAGTTGTCTACTCCTGGTGCAGCAAATGATCTATACTTTAGCAGGTCCGCTTCGCTAGATATATCTTTTTCAATCCAAGCATTAGTTGTTTCGTCTTTATATCTAAACTTAATTGCATCAAATTCTATGATTTCAGAATCAACTAGTATATATCCAGAGAATGAATAGGTCCAGTTTTGTATTTCACGAGGATCTTCTGTCAAAATTGAAAGACTCATATAGGACCCAACTGGATCTGTTGATAGAATATTTTTATCTAATGCTGCCGCTGCCAAAAATGAGAATGGTGCTTTCCAAAGTGGGGCAGCGTCTATCTCATATCTGCTAGTAGAGATGCCCTGCCATAAAACTCTTATCTTATTTGCAACAGGCAGGTCTTGTTTGTCTAACGAAATAATATTAGGCAATGGGTCGGAAGGAGAGTTTTGCTGATAATAGAATGTCCAGCTGGACTCTCTTGCTGAATCATATATATAACTTCTGCTATAAAACTGTAATGTATTTTGATTATCAAATACTGCAATCATCTGAGAGTCTATGCATATCTCTTGTAGAGCTTCCCATACTGTCTTATTATCTTCCGTCCACCAAAATCTTGGAGATATCATTCCAGCTTCATTTTCATTGACGCTGTTAAAATTAAAATTATAATTTGTAAAACCTATTGCATCTAATAGGTTTCTAATAATAGCTGTACCAGAATATTGTTCGCATAGTATGTCTGGGCAAATAGTGTCTTGCAGTACTTTTGCTCCATCTAATGCTGTGATTTCTGCATTTCCATTTTCAGAAACCTTCCAGTTGTTTATAAAAAATACACCTTGCTCAATCTGATCATATTTATCAGTTGTGCCAAGGGCTCCCGCTGCGTGATATATTTTAAAGTGTGGTTTTAGTCTGGCATTCTTATACATGTAAAGTCTGTCAGATTGAAAAGGAGTGGTAGCCTTATCATAATTAATTATTTTTAATGCTGATTGATCATACTTATTAATTTTAAGAGACAATGAGTTTGCTGTAATATTGCCCACTGGAACTACGCTAGCTAAATCTGATGAAGCCTCTGTTTGTATATCAAAACCTTCTATGTCCGAAGATAGATCAAGAACTAGTCTTGGAGATACTTCAATTACTCCTACATGCTTTTTACCAGATACTGCGCTAACAGAAAGAACAACTTCAGTTATAGACACAGATGATGCTGTGTTTAGATTTGCCTCTGTTGTAGACCATGTTGATCCAGTATAATAAATATTAAGCGACCCTGCGTTTATCTGTCCAAATGCCTTTATGTTTGAGTTTGTAAATCCGATAGTTGCTACTGTAGATGGTCCATTTTTTAATACTACTGATCCAGATGTAGGAGTTGAATGAGAAAGCTCAAATTTAACTACAATCTTATTTGTCATAATTGTTTTAGGATATACCGCATTTAGCTGAAGCGCTGAATCCCTATTAGAAAGATAATACTTGTATGAAGTATCTACTCCTGGAATATATGACCTAAAGTTCTTTTCATACTTAGTTACCTTAGGATCTTTAAATTCATTTAATGTATAACTGTCTCCAAGGACTGTATACTTTATTCCGCATTTTTCTGGTCTATTTGGCTCAACTACAGATGAGGCTGGAAATATTTTAGTAAATGGCTTATAGCCCTGTATAGTTGCATATGTAGGAGTATTGGTTACTGCAATATTATTAACCATATCATTTAGGTTATACTCTATCGTGCAGCCACTCTGAATTCTTACTGCTGCATTATTCTTAAATACATTTTGTAAAGCTGCTGAGGCGGTAATCAAATTACACCTCTTCCAGAGTTATCGAAACACTCCAGTGTGGCTGAAGCCCACGCTTAACTACAGTAAATGATGCATCTTTAAACATTACATTAAATTGCTCATAACCAGATGATTCTTGATTAGATCCAGTTTTTGCAAAATTTACTCTTATATTAAATGCCCCTTGTCCTTCTGTGCTATTATAGAAAGATCTTAAATCTTGTGCGCCCCATGCAGCATCTACAGTAAGAGTTCTATATGATGGTAGCATATCCCATGAAACTGTAAATGTTCTTTTTTCTGCTACAAAGAACTTACGTAGAGAGCCGTTAGCCATTCTTCTAAATTGATGTATTAGGCATTTCCGACCCTCACATTTCTTCCATTTCTATACATAGCATCTTGTTTAGCTGCTGTTATTAATGAAACTGCTTGCTTAGCTGCTAGGTTAGCTAAAGCTCTTTCATCCATTCCTGGTGCGGCATTAATAGTCTGTACCAAAGATATGTTACCCATTGTACCATTATTTCCAGCAGAATTAAATCTATATCCAGATTGTGGAACATTGTACATTGGCATTATATTGCCAGGAATATCTGTTCTAAATAATTCTGGTCCACGCTCTCCAACAAGGTAGTCTCTTCCAGAAACTACACGTCCGAAAGCCTCTCTCTTTGTAACTCTAGAAGCACCCATATTGAATAACCCTGTTCCAGTTACTCGATATTTAACTCCCATAAATTCAAATGTGTCATTTTCTTTAAGTCCATAGTTTTGGATAATTTGCTGACGCATAACATCTGTAAGATCGCCTCTACCTGCCCCAGAAGACTTAAATGTATTTTCATTTTGCAAACCTCTTATTGTTTTTAAATTGTTTAATTGTTTTGCTGAAATGCTTATATTTTGTGACTCTGGCTTTGAATCAGTTTTACCTTTAAAGTCTCTTACAGCCTGTGCAAAGGAGTCTACTGCATTTGAGAATACAGTGTTTCCATTTTTAAATGCATCAGATAGATTTTTAGCCATTGATACTCCAGATGAGCTCATGGCCATAGCTTCTTCTGGAGTCTTAGCAACCTTAGGCATATATTTAGATTCAATTGCTAAAGCTACCTTTTCAACTTCTCCGCCAGCCTTTTTCATTTCTTGAATAATGTTAGATATTTCCATAAGAGCTTCTTTAGCTATTTTAGATCCTGGAGCTGCTGTTTGAGATATAAGTACTTGCTCTTCTATTCTATCTCTATAAGATTGCAATGTAGCTAGGTCTGCAGTTTTTTGAGCAGCAGTTGTTTGAGCTGTCTGCATTCCCTTAGCAGCAGCATCTTTTGCATTTTGTAACGCTTCTTTTTCTTTTTCTTTCTTTGCTCTATCTTCATCAAACTTTTTATTTATTGCATCTACTGCAAGGTTGTACTGTCTTTCTTGAGACAACTTCTTTATATTAAGCTGTTCCTGTGCTGCCGCTTCAAAGTTTCCAGAAGCGATTAGATTCTTAAGTCTTGCCTGTGACTGCTCTATAGTTGTAGCAAAATCAGTAGAGTCTTTTTGAATTCTTAGTAATTCTAATCTCTTTTTACGCTCTTCCTCTAAAGCATCTATTGCTTTATCTATAAGTTTAATTTTACTATTATAGTAGTCTTCATCTAATTTCTTTAAAGATTTAACTGAATTAGCAGCATTATTTGCAGCAGTTTTAGTTTTATTAATCAATGTTGCTAGTGGTGAGAGAGGATTGTTAGACCCAGTAGACTCAGTTATATCATTTAATTGGTTTTGAATATTGCTTAACTGTTGAGCAAATATTACAGCTTGTTCTGCTGTCATCTTTGCTAAATTCAACATTCTGCCAAACCCTTGCTCGTATAGAGCAATCTTGGCATATACACTCTGTATACTTTCAGTTGTTCCTAATATTGATTGATATACAACATTTTGCTGTTTAATTTGACTTAACTGCTCTCCAGTAATTTCTGTTGAAGATCCCTGTACAGACTTTATTTGATCCAAGGCTATCTTTAGTGCATCTGCCTCGTCTACAATATTGCCCATATCATCTTTAGTTCCCACCAAACCGCTCTGATATTCTAGCAAAGAATTTAGCAGGGTGTCTAATCCTGTAACAAACTCTTCTGCATTAAAGTCTCTGCTGCTTAAAGAATCTCTTAGTGTAGCAACCAATATCTTAATTCCATCAGTTTGTTTTTGAATAGATTTAAATGACTGGCTAGAAATTGCTGCAACAGCTTGAGATGATTTATTTGAGGCCTTTACAATTGCATAAATTTGATTAGTTGCTTCTGACGCTGCCATACCCATAGCAACAAATTGTGCCTTAAGATTTGTGGCATATTCAATAACTCTTGAGCTATCAATATTGCTAAATGCATCTACATAGTCTTTTTGATTTTCTTTAGCATTTTCTATTGCTTCTTTTAATTCCTTAATTGTAAGAGTTAATCCAGTAGGGCCAGCCTTAGTATATGATTCATATGTAGACCGTACTTGTGCTCTATGTAACTCAAGCTGTTCGTTTACATCTTTAATTCTATCTGATATTGTTGTGTAATTTTTTATTCCAACAGCTGCAAATGAGTCTTCGGTTCCGCCAAATGCTAGTCTATTTGCCTTTCCAGCATCTTCCGCAGCTTTCTTTAAGTCTAATAATTTTTTAACCCCTAGGCCAAGTACTGTGAGTACCGCTCCTGGAATTGACCATGCCTTTAAAAACATTCCTATATTTTTTACTATAGACATAAATCCGCCAGCTGTTTTTGCTGCAGACATAAGTTTTGTAATAAGACTTGGAAGTGCATATCCAGCCATTGAGCCTATCATTGCACCAGTTTGTCCACCTAATAATCCACCTAAAGATCCTCCACCCATAGATCCAGCCATTCCTAACATCAAATTGCTGCTCATCGACATTCCTCTTGGAACTGGTCCAGGCATTAATTGTCCATCTTGATAATTTAGTGGTGATGATGCAGATCCTGGCAGGTATCCACGCATTCTAAGATTAGCAATCATACCGCCTCGATTGTATCCTGGAACCATGCCTCCACGATTATATCCTCTAATCATTCCGCCAGAATTTCTTCTGTTTCTGTTATATCCTATATAAGCACCTGGAGTATATGTTCCTCTAGGAAGTGCTGGTGCTGCAGCAGCTTGTCTTTGATTAAGCTCTCCAATTCCCTTTAGCCTCATCATTTCTTGTCTAGTACTATTTGTTACAATGTTGCCAAACATTCTCTCTGTTATACGTGCATTATCTGGAAATCTTTCTATATTAGAATTAATTCTATTTAATACATTCTGTGCAATAGTTAACGCTTGACGTCTTCCAATTCCTTGAGATGTTAAGAAATGCAACAAAGACAACATGTGCTCAGGCCTTCTTTGGCTTGAAAGCCACATAGCTTTATTTGCTCCAGATAGAGAAAGAGCTTTGTTAAAATCTTCTGATATTGTCATCATATTATTTGGCAAAACATCGTACGGGCCAGCGTAACCACTTCTAGAGGATATTTTTATTCCAGTTCTTGATGTAATTTCTGAGCCAAGCAGCCTTGGAGAAGACCCTCCCTGTGGCTGTCCAAATCTTCTATAGAAAGCGTTTGAATAAATATGACCAACAACTTCATTTGGTCCTGGTCTACCTTGAGCAAAAAACTCATTCTGCCAAAATGCATTTCTGCCAGATCTTCCTTGCATTTGATCATAATTAATTGCATCAGACTCAAACGCAACTCTGCTTGATGGCCTTATTCCTGGTCTTGCTGGCCTTCTTACTCCGCTTATAAGTAATGATCTTCTTAAAAATTCTGCTGGCATACCAATCAATGTTTGTATTTGTCCGCCATTCATATAGCCTGGACCGCCAGAACCTGCTCCACCATTTATTGCCATAAGCAGAGGTAGGTTAGCCGCTGTTGCTTCTCTGTTAACAACAAACTCACCTGGAGTAAGCATTGCTGGAACAACATCTGCATTTACATTTGGGCCTGGAACCATTGAACCAGAAGACATATATACTGGTCCACCCATATTCATCTTACGTGGTCTAGTTGTTTCTATATTGTATCCTGCGCCATATGTTCTAACTCCAAGTGCTCGTGCAACATTTGAGAAGAAGCCCTTAGTTCTATCCTTAAATAGCTCTCTCATGTTTGACTTTCCAGTTGAAGTCATTACTGGTTGATTTAATGTTGGAACATTTGTAAGATTAATTGTTCTACCTGTTGATGCTGCATATTCTGTTGCAGCTGCTCCAAGCATTCTTTCTATCTCTATGTTCAAAGCAATAATCTTTTGACGAGCTACATCAACGCTGATTTTGCCAGCCCTTAATTCTGCAACAATTGCTGCAGACTGTATAGCTGCGTTTTGTGTAATTTTAGATGTGATTGGAACTAGATCATCAAATGTGCTCATAAATTCTGTGGTTACTGTTCCAGTTGTAGCCATCATTTTCTTTAGATTTTCTACTTCTGTAGTAGACTGCATTGCTAATGCTGCTGTCATTGCATGATGTCTAGCAGCTTCAGATGCTACAATTCCTGTAGATACCTGTCCATACTTCTTAGTTTGAACTGATGTGACTCCTGGTATATTAGGAAGTGCTTCTTCCATATACATCTGTGGGTTTTGACCTACTGCTAAATTAACTGGCATTGAACTTGGAACTAATCCAAAGATTGTGCCTGGTTGTGATATTCCTCTTGGAACCATATGAGCACTTGCTCTTGTTCCCATTTGACCAACTAATGGACTATTAGGATTTACAACTCTTCCTCCGCCACCTGGAACTACAACACCTCCAGCCATTGTGCTCAACATTGGTTGTACTGAAATTGCTCCAGATTGAGCTCTAGCTGCAATACTGTCGTACTGTACTGCTAAATCTTTTAATGCTTGATTTAATATTGCTGCTGCTCTTGCATCGCTATAGAATGTAGATTCTGCAACTGAGCCAGCCTGATTTGCCGCCATGATTTCTGGAGTTAATAATCTCCATCCTTCTGCACTCTTAAATAGTGACTTGAAGTGGTATACGCCCTTAACTATATATCCAAAGAAGTTGCCAAGTACACCAGTAAGCATGATGAGTGGACCAGCAATTGCAGTGACTCCTCCTAAGAAGCTTAGGATTGATTTAATTGGTCCTGGAAGGTTGCTTGCAAAATCTATAATTCTATCTACAAACTTAAGTAGATATGTATTTATTGTAAGGAACTGCTCTCCCACTGATGCAAGATCTGCCTTTAATTCTTCTAAAGCTCTACGATATTTTCCAGATGCTGATTCTGTAACTGCTGTTAATTCTCGACCAGCCACATCTGCAAGATCTTGTGAGCTTGCCTTCATCAAATCAAGGACTTGAAGTGTCTGGCTTCCCTGTCTTCCCAAGTTATCAAACAAAGCTCCTAGACGAGCAAACTGGAACTTTCCAAATAACTGCTCAATCGCTTGCTGCTTTTGTAAAGGATCCAGTGTATCTAAAGCTGCTTGTAGAGAAAATAATGTCTGAGTTACATTGCCAGCATTATTATTTACTATACCAAGCAAATCAATTCCAAATGATTCGAACTTAGCAACAGCTACATCTGTTGGGTTAATTAATGAACCTAATGCAGACTTTAGAGCATTTGCACCTTCTGCTGCGCTTACTCCACCTTCACGCATTGCTGTTAGATATAAAGCTAAATCTTGTACGCTTCCGCCTAGTCCCTTAATAATTGTTCCTGCTCTAGGAATAGCTTCTACAAGATCATTAAGAGTTGTTGATGTTTGGTTTTCAACTGCGTTTAGGAAGTTAATTGATTCTGCCAGTTGATCTGTGTTTTGATTAAAAGCTGTTTGAATTGCCAGGGTAGCCTTCATAGCTTCTTGTCTATCAACTTCACCCAATATAGCAAGACGTGTGGTTTCTCTAATTGAGCCTAGAAGTTCTTCTCCAGTTTTTCCAGTTGCTGCTATATCAGCACCTAGGGCTAGGGTTTCATTAAATGAAGCTCCTAATCCAGACGCTAATTCTTTTGCAGTCTCTGTTACTTCTTTTCTTACTCTGCCTAGGTCTTGTGCTGATGCTCCAGCAATATCTCCATAAACCTTAGTTAATCTTACTAGCTCTTGATCTGCCGTTCTAAATGCATCTGCTGCTGCTTTACCAAATGCGGCGAGTGGTACTGTCAAACCTACAGTTAGCTGACGTCCAGCCCACTGAGTATTTTTACCCCAGTTAATTAATTGATTTGCGCCTTCCTGCATAACACGATTCATAATCATCAGTTCTTGATGTGCTAATGCAGTCTTGTTTTTAATTACATCTAGGCCTCTTGGCACATGAACTGCAAACTGCATCATACCTTCGGCATTTCTGCCTAATGGTTGCATGATTGCATTCTGTAGTCTTACTTGCTGTTGAGATAAATCTCTTATTAATCCGCCAGCTGTTTTATGGTGATCCTGCCAAGTTCTATAGTACTCTCTTAGCTTAAGTCTACCCTTATCTAGGTTTTTACCAAATGTTTCTACGTCTGAACCAGCTGAAGCAAAATGGGTAGTAAATTGACCTGTACTTCTTAATGTATCGCCAAACTGTCTATTTACTACCGCTATTTGCCCAGCTAATGATTTATTAGTAGCAGATACTTGTGCTTGTAAATTGGACAAAGATGCCGTAACTTTGTTAAGGTCTGAGATCAAACCAGAAAAGTTGGCATTAGCAACTATATTAGTTACTACTGTTTCTTCGGCCATTTACTATTACTCCTGTGAGTACCCTAATCCCATTCCGATTCCGAATCCTGCTTCTGATGCAAATTGTCCTTGTAGACCTACAACATCATCTGCGCTTGCATTAATTCCTAATGCTTTTCTTCTTAAATCGTCGAACGAGGTACCCTCCTTATTATTTTCTTCCTCTAAGTTAATTCCTTTTAGTCCTGCCTGAAACTTTCTTCTTTCATGCTCAACCTTTTGCATAGATTGCAAAGTTTGAATTAACTCTGGCATCGAGAGGCTTTCTTCAAGCTCTTCATAATTCTTCCAGTGTCCCAGAAGAAAAACATCTCCCTCTAAAGCGGCTAGATCTAGTTCGTGCCAGCTAGAACCGCTGCCGCTAGTAGATTTGGGTCGTCCATCTTAATTCCTCCGCATACTTCTAGAATGCGGTTAATTGTTGGAACATCCAATGCATCTTCTAGTGCATCTCTGTCTGCTACCAAGTCTGGTAGCTGCTTCTCTAATGCCACTGCACAGGCATCTATAAGAATTGTTAAAGTTTCATCTTCTGTTTTTACTTCTGCGGTTTTGCTAATAGCCGCCATAAACTTTCTGAGTTCTTTAATTGATAACGGCTTAAGTTTTACCTTTGCACCATTCTGTAATTCAATTTCTTCTACATCGTAGACTTTTGTAGCCAATTTATCCTCCTAACGGATAGTCTAAATCATTATAACAAAATCAATTTACAAATACAAATAGAAAAACCCTCAAGTTAATGAGGGTTTTCCTACTAATTAAAAATTAATTATTATGCCCAAGTACGGTCAATAATCTTACCGTATTCTGAACCAAGATAGGCTGACTCGCCTGATGGTAGAAGACGGAAGGTTACTGGAAATGTGGTTGGAGTGTTACGTGCAAGTGAGAACTGTGACTGTTGTACAGAAAGTACTCGACGAGCATAGTATACACGCTCAGACTTAGGGGTGCTTGTTGTTGGTGCTTGACCAACTGCAATAAGCTGACGCTCTGTTGGTGCAACACCAAGAGCACCTGCTTCCAAACCTAGAGTTGTAGTTCCAGTCTGTGTTCCAGATCCAGCAGCCTTTGTGCTTGCGCCTTGACCGAAAACGATCAAAACGTTCTCAAGGGTACCTTCGGACATTTCAGTTGCGATCATTACCTCCATCGCAGACTTGAAAAGCTTTGCTGTATCAAGAAGCTGATCTACTGTAACTGAGTCATAGGTTGGGTTGTATGTAATCTGAAGACCGTTATTTGTGTAACCTACGTTACGATAGTAAAAGTCTCCAGAATCAATTGTATTCAAGGTGCTTGTATAAGATGCTGATCCAGAAAATGCTGGGACCTTAACTGCTGTGCTGTTTCTTCCATCGCCTGGCTCTACGTTTTCTACATATGCTGTAGCTGTTGAGTCAATGTTTGAAAGAAATAGTGGAGATGCACCTACAAGAATATTTTTAGCATTACCTGTTGATTGTGCCATGTTTTATTTCCACCTCCTGTGGTTATTAAAAATTTAAATCGCTGGCTAGGCTCTTTTCCTCTAAACCAATTTTAGGCCATAAAGGGTCAAAAGGCAAACTAAGCAAACCTGCCTGAGGAATCCGTTATTCTTGAATATTTGACCTCTAGAACTACATCTGCAGAAAGGAATCCTTGTAGTTCCATTGATGGTTCGGTTGGGCTTATGTCTGCAATAAATATGCTGTAGAACTTAAATTTGTCTGAAAGGTTGGCCCAAAGATTAATGTCTCTGGCAGAATCATCCATTCTTCTAAACATGTCTGTCATATAATTTCTAATCTGATTTATTTCTGATACATCTGTTGAATAAATGGTAAATAGAATCTGCTCACAGCATATTAGCCAATTTTCTTCATAGGACATGCCTATCTTGTCATAGACTATATGCTTCTTCCCGCTCAAAAATTGATTGACTTCTGCAGACTGTTGTACTGGAATAATTGGAATAAATGTGTCTCCAATATTGTCCATATAATAATCATCTGGATCAAATATATTCAGGGTCTGCAAATCAGACCAAATGAATCTTCTCAGCTCAGTCATTGCATCTAATTTGTAGTCTGCTGGCATTATGCACCCACCATAACTGCTGCCTCTGCCATAGATCTGACAGAATTTGGAGAAAATGAATACTTAACTGTTTTAATAGCAGCTGGAATTCCTGCTGCTTCACGAACTTTAGTATTAAACATTTTTTGGAATCCAGATTTTTTAATTGAGCTATTAACTAAATCTGTTGTAAAAAATCTTCTGTATGCTAATTCAAACGATTGTTTTACTGCATTGCCTCCAGGCTTTCTAACGGTCACAGAGGCCCCTTTAGGCATATAGACTACATAACCACTAGTTTCAAATACTATGCGCTCTGCGGCCCTTGGAGCAATTCTAACGGGCATCCCAGCTTCCATCACAGAGGCTTTATTTACAAATACATGCCTGTGCTTACCTTTTCCAGTTGGGACGAAGCTTTTAGATGGTTGAAATTCATAAGTTAATTTTAGAGAGAACTCATTTGTATTTATTTCTTTTAATTTAAATAGTCTTGCAGACATTTCTCCAATACGTTTCCATTCATAAACATGATGAAATTGTTTTGGTTTAACTCTAGCCTGAGCATCAATATAATCAGAAAAGTCTTTATTTACCTGATCAAATATCATCTGCTTGAATTTATTTTGAAGAGGCTTGCTTGTCATGATTTTATCCATAACATGAGCCTTGTAATATATGGCTGCAGATATTTGTGCCACTAAACTACTTTTAAAAAAGTCTGCCTTTCTGTCTCCCGCCATCAAAGGCTCCAGGCGACTTGCAGCTCTTACGAGAAGGTCATTAGATTCCAATTTGCTGGTTCTCCGATCTTCTCATTGTAGTATTATATGCAATCACCCTACCAAATGGATCTGTTATAGGAGTTGATCCTATTACCTCAAAAACTGTTGGTGTTTCTGTTGGGTAATCTAACTCTGTCCAAATTACATGATTTTCTGAGTCTCTAATATTTGTTACTTTTTCTCTAAGCGTAACTCTTTCAAGGGTTCTAACTTGAATTACCTGATCGTTTATATATTTATTATTAAAAGACTGCCTATCACCATTTCGAGATGTTACGGAATTACTAATAATTCCTTTGGCATGACATCCTACAGTTCTTATATAATGCCACTCTTTTTTTATAGCACCAGTATTTGTATCTTGAGTATCTATTTGCTGATAAACATCCATCTGCATGGATAGAATTGAATCCACAAGACTATACATTTAGATCACAACCATTTGGCTCAAAACAAAAGGCGACAGCATCTTGTCTGCGTAGGAACATCCTGTACCAGAGAATACATCTCCACTATACTCTATATTCCAATCAAATGTTTGAACTTTTTTAACGTATTGATCCTTCCAAAGCCTATCTTTTTCAAAGTAGTGTCCCATCAAGTTTATACATGCCTGTTGTACATCTTCTGGAACTTCGCTCCAACCAAATTTACCAACAACTTTATATCTAACATTTTTAGCAAATGCTTGTCCTGCGTATGTATCATTTATTGTTGGAGGAACCATGCCATTTGCTGTATACACAGTATTGTCTAATAATGTTGTTCTATCTACTCTAATTGCAAAATTGCTCTCTGCAATAATTGGAGTGTACAGCCAATTATTTACTGTTGGAGTTGTTGTTGCATCATATAACAAAACATCGTTTGCATATAATTTATATATGCTTTCTATTCTATATGGGAGAGGAAGAATATCTGAATCACTTCCGTATACTATTTCTGTATCATCATATAGATGAAATTCTTGACCAGTATAATCTTCAATTATATGACGAGAATATTTTTCCGCCTGCTTCAATTGAAGATAAGTTTTGTAGCTTGGATCACCAGAATCTATTCCTATGCCTAATTGCTCTACAGCATCTGCCATAGATGCATATGGATTCACTACATCGACAAACGATACGTTAGATGCAGAAGTTCCGCTAATTGTATATGCCCAGACAAGCCTATATTTTCTTTCTCTATTAACTAAATTAGTAGGAAGACTTACCTGATAAGATCCAATATTTGTTTCATTTTTTGTTGCAGTTAAAACTGTTATTGGAGTTGTTGGGCTAATTGCAGGAGTAATTGATGGGTCTTCTGTTACGTCATAAAAAGTTACGACAACAGAACCATCTGCATCTACATTTTCGCCATTCCAAAACAAAATCGTTTTGATAGGTTCATACTGGTCTTTATATACTTCTGGCATCTAGAAGCTTTAGTTATAGAACTCTTGTACTTCCTTTGGAGTTGCTAGTCTAAAGCCCTCCTCCTTATCAAAAATTGCTTGCGCTTGATCTTTGTTCATTGCAACAAATGGGTGCTCCCTTGTAAAGGTGTGACCCAATATGTCGTATCGGAAATTTGCTCTATCCATTCTTACTAGAACGGTATCCTCTGCTTGATTCTTTTTAGGATCAAACTTAGGTAGAACCTCTTCCGAAATATCTTCCGCCTCATCTTCTAAAGCCTTTGTGGTCTTTTCGTAAACTGACCATGTTACGCCTTCTTCTGAGAGTGCCGCTATAATATCTGCCTTATTCTTAAGACCGTCTACTTCTACTCCGAAGTCTTCTGCAATTTTTTTTAGCTCTGAAACTTTCAATGTTTCAAATGACATATGTTTCTCCTTATTCTAGGTAAATATAATTATATCACTATTAAATTAAAATGAAAACCCCCAATTTATTAAACTGGGGGTTTTCGTGCAGATCTAAATCCTATAAATTAGGAAGCGACCTTAACGTTCTTTACAACTACCCATGCATCTGCCTGCTCAATTTGAACACCGACACGAGTATAAAGTGTATACTCGATTGAGTCCTTACGAGGCCAGAAGAAGCGGTAGACAGTTACATCACGCTTGATACCAATAACTACGTTATTTGGGAATGTCAAGTGGATATCACCGTGTGAGCCAGTTGCGCCTGAATAATCACCTGTCTGTGTCTCTGGAAGAAGTGGAACTTCAACGATTGGAATACCAAATGCGTATGGAGCTACATATCCTGCTGGACCTGATAGTGGTTGAACATCGCCACGGATGATGCTTGAAGCAATATCCTGTGGAATTGTCTGGTTTGTACCAATGCTGTTAGCATATAGGAAATCCTGGATCAAGTTTGAACCTGCAAGGAAGCGGAGGTCTGTACGACGCTGCTTGTACTTACGTGGAAGTGCCTTCAATGCTGAATTGAATACTGCACGAGATACGTTTGCACCTGCTGCATCGACTACGTGTCCGTTAGCCTTAGACTTCTTTACAACACCATCAAATGCCTTGTATAGGTTATCTGATGTTAGCGCTGTATTTCCGTTTAGGAGAACGTCTTCGATATCGTTACCTGCCTGTGTTGCCATCAAACGTGCAATGTGATCTTCTAGATCTGGACCTTCAATATTGTCTTCTAGAGACTCTGTTGAAAGCTCCCAATCCAAACGAAGCTTCTTAGTTGTAAGAGAGATCTTTGAGAATGTGACTGCTGAGTTTGCACCAGTGTTGTCACCTTCTGTTGCAAGAACCATAAGCTTGGATCCTACACCAATACGATCAATCTCTGTTGTGTCGGCTCTCATTCGTACTGTACGTGCGACCTTACCAATTACGGTAGCATCGAACATGTAGTCTAGGAAGCGAGCAGACTGTTCTGGGTTTAACAATCCGCCATTACCATTCTCGGAACCAACATGTACACCAGATCCACCAGTTGTGGATGCGAATGGGACTTCTTAATTGCAGTCTCTGATTCTACTGCATCGACACGCTTTTCTACGCCATCAATCGTGTTCTTGATTTCTTCTACAGCCTTTGAAAGTGCTGCATGTTGTTCTGCCAACTCTGAAATTCGAGTATCTACGCTCTTGCTGAAAGTTTCAACTGTATCTTTAATACCTGTAACTTGAGCAGCATTTGCCTCTGATGCCTTGTTTAGAGTTTCTGAGAAAAAGCCTTTTAGATCGCCAAGCATCTTTGCAAAATCAGGTTCATCAACCATAACTTCTGATACGTCGGCTGCTTTTTCCAGAGTTTCGGCAGAAGCGTCTACTACTGCTTCTTCTGCAGGAGCTTCTTCAACAACTGGAGCTTCCTCTGCAGGAGCGACAGCTGGTGTCTCTTCTACGACAGCAGGTGTTTCTTCAACTGCTACGTTTTCTGTGTTTTCTGACACTTCATTACCTCCTTCTGCGTTTGCCTGTTTTGCAATTGTTTGTGTATCAGGCAACGTTAATCTTGATTTCTTATGTGAATCAAGAATCTTATCTATCTCTTTTGCTTTGTTTACATCGTTACTTTCAATCCATCCAATTAGCGCCGCTTCTTTTCCACTTACTGGAGATGTATACTTTGATTCTGTTGAGATAAAAACAGAATCACTATCTTCACAATAGAAGATGTTCTCTACTTGAGTCTCTGCTGCAATACCCTTAAACAATAGTTGCCCGTTCATTTTCTGAATTGATAAGATATTGCAAAGCTCATTTGCTGGAGAATCAACTACTGATAACTCCATCAAAGCGTAGTCTTTGATAAATCTTACTGTCTTACCAGTAGACTTATTTACTTCATTTTCTGAATCAATAATCTTTCCGCCAATAGAAAATCCTGATAGTGTGCCATCAAGAATCTTCTCCCAAGTATCTTGTGCACCCTTTGAAATATATGCATCTACATAAACGCCATTGTAAAACTCGCCAGTCTTTGGGTCATAAAATGTTTCTGGCTTAAATGAAACCATCTTGCCAACAGCATTTGATCCATGCATCTCACGAATGTTTCCACGGAAATTTTCAAAAGCCTTTAGGCTTGCTTCTGCTGTTACAAGGTCTCCAGTTTGATCAAGATTATCTAGAGTAGCAAAACCTGATACGGTACGCTTTTCACGATTAACTTTAGTAAATGGGACGGACAGTACGATGTCGTCGCCATGTGAGGACCAGAGAGATTTCTCAATTTTCATATAGTTTATTTTATCTACTTATATATCAAAAGGCAAATAATGGTTGAGCAGGACTACTCGACTTGTCTTCCGTCGCCTTGAGCATTTCTGCCTTCTCCAGAAATATCTGGAGCGTTATTTTGTCTTTCTTGATCTCTGCGACGAGTATTATTAGCCTGTGTTCTAATTTCTGCCTGTTGCTGAGGCTTTAATTGAACTACTTCATCTCCTCCATCTAGAGGAACCATACCCATCCTAATTCTAACTTCATTAGGAGTAATTACCTGCATTCTCAATAATCTTTCATCAATCTTAGACTGAGTATCAGCATCGGTAAGAGTAAGCTCATTAAATTTAATTTCTAGAGCATCTGTCATTTCTTGAATTAATTTATTTAATTTCTTTTCAAGAATATCCTGTGCTGGTCTGCAAACTTGCTCTCTAAATGTCTTATCTGCATCACGGGCAGCTGCTAAATTAATTCCTTCTGGTGTTCCAATTTTATTAATTGGGACACGATGTGCCAAAAGGATTTCGTCTCTATTTGATTTACGATATACGTTAAATGAAGACTCTTGTGCTCCCGCCTCAATTGGATCCATCTTAAATTCAACTTTTGAGTCTGAGGTATCTGCAGGAAGTGGAATATATAGAGACCTATGATTTCTTCCCTTTAGACCAACTTGGAAAAATTCAAGGAGCTTGCGCTCTGATTCTGCAGAAAGCTTTGCACCCTTAACAGTAATAATATATCTTGGAACTGCCTTATTCTCAAAGTAGTCTAGGTTATATTTTCCAGCAAACTCGTTTCCAGCCATTGCATTTGATGCAGCAATAATATCTGGAATTCCATAGTAGTTATTTGTTGGAGTATACTTCTTAAAATGAATAATTTCATTTGGTCTATCTAGACCGCCTGCGATTGGATTAGGAGTTTCTTGATCTCCAAAGTTTCTAAAGAATACCGCCTTGCCATAAAGCAATTGAATAAATCCATCTCTTAGACGACGCACACGCATTGTCTTTGACGGAATATGTCCAATGTATCCAATCTTACCGTTTGTAGTTCTTCCAATTTCTAGGAAGCCATTACCTGTTGCCTCTACATCGGTATAAAACTTAATTAGTGTTTCTTTAAATGTTTCTTCTTCATTACAGTTTTCAAGCCAGTCGTGAAGATCTTGTCTAAGTCTATCAAGCTTGCGTCTTGCTCTTTCAACTTGAGTATCTGAAAGTTCTTCCATTGCGTCAACTGCTTTTCTTGTTTCGATAAAATCAAATCCAAGTCCGACAATATTTGAAACTTTAGCATTAATTGCTGCGTAGTTATATGCAGATATTTCATAAATCTGTGAAAGATATTCTAGATTGTATGGAGGCTCAATAAGATCAAACATAGCGTAGCCAGTAACTGCCTGCGCCATAAGATTTTGCTGTGTCTCTGTACCATCAATGCCTACAAATCTTTTTTGAAGATCACGATTCATTTTACGGCGGAAAGATGCACCAAGTCCTGATACCTTACTTAGATCATCTCCTGAAATTTTAAATGGGTCCTCAGACTTTGCTTCAACTGGAGTATTAAATCTCATCCAGTCTGCTACATTAGAGACCTCAATCGAACTTGAATCGTCTGACTCTTCAATATAATTCATCGTGTTTTTCCTTTATTTGCTGCTTTCATTTCATCCTTATAGTTACCAATATCATAAGGATCTGGAATTAAGCCCCACTCTAGTCTTTGCTTTTGATATTCAAACTCTTCGTCATCAATCTTTCTTCTACCTGAAAGGAATTTAGGCTGACCTTCATGTATTCCATCAGATCTTACTTCTTTTGCTAAGGCGTCCATCTTCGATCTATTTCCCTTTGTGGCTGTTACTGATAGGAAATTACCGTCATCATCACCAATCCAGCGACCATCTGGCATTTCCCAAACATATATTCCTAGACGGGTTTCTTCGTCCAGTACTCTAGAGTTAATTTTTTTAATGTCCATATGATGTTATTCTACCATTCTTTTTAGTCAAAGTCCACGTTTTGTCACAAGGAATGACAGACTAGATACTTTTTATCACTGTCCAGTCCCTATTATACAAAGAAACGCTAGATTCTGTAATTGCAAATGACGGATCTGTAGCGCTTCCTAGGGACCTGCCAGTATATAGGGAATAGTGGCTTGAAGCCTGAGTTGAAGACAATTGAGATTCATATATCCCAATATAGTTATATGTATTTCTAGGACCAGCGTTTGTCCAAGTATTTGAAGATACCTTTACATTGAACCAGATTCTTGTTGTAATGGCTGAAGAAAATACTATTACGATATGGTGCTGTTCGCCTGCCGTCAAAAATGTCGATATATTCGTTGCTGCTGTTCTATCTACTCCGTTTACATATATAGCGGAAACGGCAGAACCCTTGGTTATAACACCGCTGGCATTCCAAGAATAGTAGTGGTTTGTGGCACCGTAGACCAAGAAGTTCTCAGTATTTGTATTTAATGGAGTAAACATCATTTCTACTGATTGGATATTTTTTGTGGTGTTAATGGCAAACCCTGGAGGATATGGTTTAATGCCAGCCTTTGTATTTCTGGAAAGTACTTGATAATCTATTGTTCCTAAATCGTAATCCCAAATAGATAGGTCCACGGTTCCAGCTGATGGTTGTATAGGCTGAATGTAGTCTCCGCCATTAAATGCGTAAATATACTTGTTTGTAAAAAAGCTAAATCTTAATGAATATAATTTGGGAATATATCTGCTTGAGTCTGTAGTCGAAAGGGTAATTTTTACATATACCTCTCCGTTAGGATTAAATGAGCTAATTCCTATTCTATAACCAGGAATTGTTCTGCCGTTTTCACAAGCAGTGTATGTGACACCATCGGTACTTGTTTCAATTGTGACTCCAGGAGTTCCATTCCATTCTACCTTAGAAGACGTTAAACCTATACCAGTAGGCATAACAAACTTATCGTATACCACTGCAGATTTACTTGTTCCTACTGTATCTGATATTAGAGATATAGAATTTTCTACTTTGTCATAGAATAGATTTGCATTATACAGCGTTGACCAATCTCTGTTGAGAGGATAAGACATTTCAAAGTTTTTCTTAATATTCATATCTGAAAGGATGAATAATTCTCCGTCATCTGGAGTTACAACTTGAATTGGAATAATTGGCTGAGATGCTAGAAAATGTCTTTTAATTATATCTGGACTTAATCCATATCTATAAACTGCTGGAGCATCTACAATAAATGAATCTGATGCATTTGCTGTTGGTCCTATCTGCAAGGATAGGGAGGAATTTGTAAACCTGAATCCTGTTAATGTCTTTGAAGATACTGATCTACCATTAACATATAATGCAATGGATGTGCTTCTGTACACTGCCACAATATGCATTACCTGATTATATTGATTAATTGTATGCTCTATAGATTCTGTTTGAACTTTAAAAATCAAGTTACCGTTTTGAATATATATACCAATATTGTTTGTAGTATCTGCAAATATGGTTGTCTGGTTTGTTGTTGTTATCTTAGGGAATATCCAAAGCTCTAGGGAGAAATCATTATCTGATGTATTCTTATTTCCTAGCCCGCCGCTTGTTGTATTGCCATAATAGTCTTTAGTAGTTGGAAGAGTTACATATCTTGTATTATTGATAAGACTTCCAGCAATACCGCCAGATACTAAAGGCATAAGATTTAACTGTATGCCTCCGACATATGTACCATTATTTGCACACCCAGAAGAGTCTGCTGCGATAGTGCCAGAAGTCTCATCCAATTTCCAAAATCCTACTGGATGATCTTTAATTACTTTAAGATCATATGACATAATGTCATTATAGCAGAATATTACTCTGCTGCTGGAAGAGCTTCTAGCTCTGCTTTATGAACTGCAATTGCTGCTTCTAGAACAGCAAGAGACTTGTCTGCTGCTTCGATTCCAGCTTCATCCTCAAGGCTTGCACATGTCTGCTTGTTTAGTGAATGTTGGTATGCCTCTGCAGCAAACTGTGAAATTCTTTGCTGAAGGATGTTGCGCTTCTGCTCGTCTGTGAGCATTGAACTGTAGTCTAGTGTCATTTTATTCTCCTTTTGACTTTTATAGTATATTATAAAATAGCTTATAAAGCAATGGATTACTGCTCTATTTCAGACTTAATTGCTTGTTCAAAGTTATACCTTGGCTCCCAGCCCAGCATTCCTCTGTTATCTATAGCGGGTAAAACAGAGCTGTCTTTAACTCCCGCCACTGTGTACTTAATATTATAACTATTTTTTTTATACTCTTCTATTATATCAAGCACACCTCTTCTTTGTCCAGTAAATATATCTGTAATTAAATATTTATTATTTTCTAAATAGTTCATAGCTAACATGTTGGCTAGCGCTATATCTAAAATATGAACATAGTCTCTTGTAGATATTGTGCTACTTATCTTTATGGATGAATTTTCATTAATTACTGAAAAAATATTTGTAGACCCTGCATCGCTAGCCGTTCTTGTCTTTCCAACAATATTAAAGTATCTTAAGATAACTAATTTACGAGAGAGCAACCTTAAAATATTTTCCTCTATTTTTTTTGATTTTGCATATGGATTTGAGGGATTATAAATAGCTGCAGAGGATGCAAAGACGACTGGTATATCAAATAGCCTTGAAGCAACTCCGACCATAAAAGTCGACAATATATTATTAAAGTAATAAGAAAATGGTTTTTTCTTAGATTCAGGAATCGATTTTTTGGCTGATAAATGAATGATGCATTTTACATCTAAATTAATTAAATACTTAAGTATAAATTTTGTATCACGTTTAATTTTCTTATCTATTCCGAATACTCTATATCCAGAGTTCTCTAATAATTCTTTTGTTGCCGTTCCAACATAACCTTCTGATCCAGTTAATATTACTCTAGCAGTTTTCAAGAATTTCTCCAGTTTCAAAATTCAACCCGCTGTAAGTTTGAAAATCCTTTAAACTTCTTTTTGATCCAAGGTGGTGCGGGCCTACGATATTTTGCGTAAAGGTGTCCATTATTTCTTTTTTACTTATTTTATCTAAAGAGTTTGTTATATCTGGATAATCATTCCAGGCCAACCTTCTATTATTTTTTAAAGGATTTTTGTGATCATAATAGAGGTGGCAAATTATGTGTCTACTTGGAAGGAGTAAGTCGTACCCACTTGTCCAGGCTCTAGCAGCAATGAATATTTCTTCTCCGTTAGCAAATATGTTTTTGTTTGGCTCAATAAATTCTCCAACTGTAAATATTGCTCCTCCAGAAACTGATCTTGAAAATATATTACCTTTATCATTAAACATAGCTGTTTGAGATGGAATTCTATATTCTTTAAACATTTGTGGATTTTCATGAAAAGATATATAAGTTATATTGTTATGTCCACTATAATCAAATTTTTTTTCAAGCCCTTCATACCAATAATTTCTAGGATAAGATGTTAGCAAAGGCTTATCGAATCCTTCTGATTTATATTTTTGTATATCTTTTATAAAGATGCTGTCCCAATTTTTATCAAACATAGTGTGAGAGTCTACTTGAACATAGTAATCTTCTCCAGAATAAAATTGATGAGCTATATTACGTCCAATTCCCATTCCAAGGTTGTCTGGAGCTTTGCTTATTTCAACCTTTACATTTTTTAAATTTGGAATAGGAATATCATTATTTTTATGATATAAAACATGTACTCCAAAATTAATTGTATTTTCGCCAGATGAATTATCTACTGCACTGTATATAGTTTTTTCTAACTCATAATCGTGATAAGAAGATAGTTGTACGAATATGCTTGGCATCAATCACCCCAGATTGCTGCAGCACATGTTGTACAGATTGTTTTATATGACTGCTCAACCATATCTAAATGCTCTTTACTCATCCATATATCCTTTATAGGCTTTTCATTTACATTTCCAAATACTGTTTCAAAATCATAGTCATTGCAACATATAAACATTTCTCCATTAGCATTTACATGTATCCAACCGTTTGGTCTTCCTCCAACTTCTCTTCCATTTCCACAGCCAATAACTCTTTGCTTATCTTTTTTAGCATGATTTTTAATTCCTTGAATATTTGTTATAACCTGATGCTTATCCAAGTGACCTGCTCTATCTATAAGGTGTGGCATTTCATAAACTTGCATTCCTGGAAATGTTTCTCTAAAGCCATTAACTGAAGTTGCTAAAGTTCCAGATGTAGGATTTAAATCAATTTCTGGAGCGTTTGGCAAAATATCAAGCCACCCACCGTATTGGCTAAGAGACATTTGATTCATTCCATTAACTTGAATAGACATTCTTTTCTCTTCAAACATTTCTGGCAACTGCTCAATTGCATACTTAAGATTATTTACTAATCTTGGAAACATTGACTCTGGCATATTAACTGCTTTTGACCATAAAACTGGATCTGACTCTGGAATATTAAAACATATTCCATAAACAACATCTTTGTAGTTTTTAATAATATCAGTTTTAGCTGGAGTCAGCGGAGTTCCGTTTGTGAGAACAATTGTTTGAAATCCATAACACCTAAAAAGACCAAGCATTTCTTCAAAATGCTTATACAAAAGAACTTCATTATAGTGGGCTGTATATATAAAATTAAAAGACTCTGATACAAAGTCTCCCTTGCCAGCAACTAGCTGAGATAAAATATTTTCTAATGTTTCTATTGGCATATTCTTTTTAGCCTGAATTGGATTTGGAGAATATGCCACAGGGCAAAACCAGCAGCCAGAATTACATAGTCCGTTTGGATCTATTTGAGCCATTGATATTTTATAGTTATTCATTTTACCACTTTTCTATATAGTATTTTAAACTATTGGAGAGATAAATTGATTTCCATCCCATGTCCACTCTATGGTAACTTCAGATTCTGATGGAATTTCTACGAATTTTGGGTCAGACGAAAATCCAGCAATAATTCTATCTCCTGCGACTCCATCATTACCTTGAAATTCGCTATCTACTGTAACTATTGTAAATACTTCGCCTTCAACAATCCCAGCAAATTTTTTTATTGTCATATATTTCTCCTTTTATATTTGTTAAGTATAGCATATGTCTAAAATTCTGTAAATTATAATAGACACTGTGATCCATCCCAGTATCCACCTAGGTTAACAACGCAATTTGTACATTGAGCACATGCGTTAGATGAAGCAGAATATTGAGGACAAGCTGCACAAACATTTCCAGCCGTTGTAGTTGTAGTCGCAGCCGTTGTCGTAGTAGTCGTAGTCGTAGTCGGAGCTGCTGTTGTTGTAGTGGTAGTAGTCGTAGTCGGAGCTGCTGTTGTTGTCGTGGTAGTAGTCGTAGTGGTAGGTGCGGCTGTTGTCGTGGTAGTAGCTGCTGCTGTAGTAAATGAGGTGCTGCCACTGGCAGTATTTCCAGTATAATTCGCATTAGCGTAAAGTGTTACTGTTACAGAATAAGTAGTTCCAGCAGAGAATCCGCTTAGAAGTACTGGTGGTCCGCCACCAGAATTTGGACTATTGCTAGAAGATCCATTGCTAGCTATAACTGTATATGATCCCCAAGCACTTCCACCCCAAGTTACATAGGCTTGAGTTTGAGTCCAGGTTTGTCCTGGACCTGCTCCATATGCGATAACGTTTGAAATATTTGGGAAAGGTGCGGCTGTTGTTGTAGTTGTAACTGAAGTATCATTTATTGTAACCGTTGAACTTGTTGCAACAATTGTTCCAGATGTAGATCCAGTTCTAAGCCTTGCTCTAAATGTTTCTGCACCTTCGGTTGAAGCATCATTGTTAAGAGTTACTGAAAATGATCCTGAGCCATTAGTTATTGTAACTGAGCCACCTGATGAAACAGCGCTTGCGGGAGATGAAAAATCTTGATTATTTACAGTTCCAGAAACTGCTTCTAGTGTCCAATATAATGTTCCTGAGCTAGATATGGATCTAACTGTAAATGTAACAGATGAGCCTTCATTTACTGAAGTGGTGCTAGGAGATATAGAGTATTCACTGCCAGGCCTAAATCCTCTTACTCCCGCTCCACCAAATGATCCAAGTATTGGCATCGCTAAACCTACGCAAATCTAGACTGGGATGCAAGAACAGTATACGTTGCTGATGCTGTTTTAATTATATTATATGTATAAATGTCAATGCTGCTTGCATTTCCTGCAGATGGTGCAGTTCCATTTGCCCATTTTGGAGTAACTGCTGTTCCATCAATTTGGAAGGCGGTAGCATAATAAGCTGTTGTTCCATTAGTATTCATAAATACAACTGTAAGCGATTGCCCTGTATCCATTAATGAATTAAGGGTGGTTCCAGAATTTCCACGAACATTAAATGTCCAGTTGGCGGTAGCGTTTGATGTATAATATAAAACATTTTTATTAGTTATTACATCATATGTAACTGTTGTTGCTGCCGCCGTTGCTGAAACTGTTGCTGATTCAAGAATTTGGCTGAAAAACTTAGACGACCCATTTGCATCTATAGCTAATCTATTTGTTGTATTGCTTGCGAAGTTTACTGTGTTAGTTGCAGATAGATACATTCCATTAGATGGAACGCTAGAAGATGTAGGAATAAAACTAGCTGCTGCTAATGACCCAGTTTTTGTTTGAGTAGTAGAAGAATTGTCTAGTAATTGTCCCCAAGCTGTCCAATCGGAGGCATTCCATTTAGTTCTATACCAGACACCAGAACCAGCTTGATGTGGATAATAAACTTGAGTTATTCCATTAGTACCCGTACCAAGAACTGATAATGTTCCAAATGTGTAAGCAGCAGCTGCTGGATTATTTGTTACTCCCGTCCAATCTGCTCTTCCATATCTATAAATTCCAGGTGTTGTATATGTATTCCAGTCTGCAGCTGCAGACAAATCACCATTTTGTGAAATAACAAAAGAGCTGGCATTTGAAGAATGTAATATTGTAGACCATGAACCCCATGTTGTATCTATACCTGCTCTAATTTTTAAAAGAGGAGGGAGTGTTGAATTTACTCCAGCTGGATGAAATAATAACTGATAAGATGGATCTCCAGTTGAAAAAGTATTTCCTTGCCATACTGCATATGTTAATAATCCACCATATGTTCCAGATGTTACTCCAGCAAATGGTGTGCTTTTAAATTCTGAAAATAGTCCGTAACCGTAAGCATTTGGAGCTAAATCATTTGTTCTTGTACTTGAAGTTTTAATAGAAGAGTATGGTACAAGTGTATTTGTTCCATCATGCTGAGCAATTCCGCTTGACCAAGCATTTCCGCTTCCGTCTCTTTTAACTAAACTATGAGAATATGCATAAATTGTTTGAATTCCAGCAGCAGAATATTCTCCAGCTCCCAAAACTATTCCATTATTTAGATATAAATATGAATTTCCGTCTCCACTTCTTGTGGCTATTCTTACCCAATGTGCTGGAATATCATAATTTGCTGTATACTGAACAATTCTAAAGTTTGTTGCTATAGATGCATTATTAGAATTGATTGGTAAAACATAATATAGAGATTCCCATGCATTAATCTGAATTCCAGTTGCATCTGCTAATCTATCTGCCGCTCCGCCTAAACCAATCACTACGGTTCCTGCTGCTGGCATATTGATATCAAAATATCCTGCTATGGCAAAGTTCGTATTTCTGCTTCCAGCCTGCATTACAATAAATCTTTGAGACCATGATAAGTAGGACGAACCGCTAAAGAATATTGTTCCTCCACCATTTATGGTAAAGTTTGATCTTATTGATGCTAATAATCCACTTAAGTCTAGTGATCCACCAGTAGCAGATGTTGGATTTGGATATCCAAAAGTAGATAGAGATGTGGATGCATCTATGCCAGTTGCTCTATTTAGAGGCATTTAGTTAAACCTCCTTATGCCTGAGCTTCAGTCCAACCAAGTCGTGCGAATACTGTTGCGTTTGCAGATCCCAAATTACGCACAAGGATTGTCATTGTATCTGGGCCATCTGGATAAATATTAGTATTAGAGTTTGCTCCTCCGCCACCACGAATTGAATTACCTAGATCACGAACTTTAGTTAAATCTAGGCGGTCAGTTCCTTGAACAAAGAAACCTCCTGCAACTTCACCACCAGATACTGTAGTAGATCCTGCAGCGTATGATGCAATTTGCGCTAGAGATGAATTTTGAACTGCTGATCCACCGACAGCATTTGTCCAAGCTGTAGAGCTTGATGGAGTTCCATTTAGAATAGCTGTTACAAGTAACGGCTGTGCTGTTCCACTATAGGTAATACCTAATGAATCTAACTTTAACTGCATTCTATTAACAATTTCACGTGCACCAAATGTTCCGATCTGACCATTATCGACTGATGGAGCTACACGAATTGACATAAGCGCTGCTGTTGCGCCTGATGCAATTGTAGTTCCTGATGTAGTACCGAATGTAAAGACTAGAGACTTATCATCATCAAATCTTCCATCCATAATTGCTGCAGTTCCCCAGTGTGATATTGATGGAGAAAATGTTGGGTATGCTAGCTCTACCGCAATAGGAGCAGTTGCAGAATATGTAAATGTTTGTCCTGTTGTTGCTCCAATTGATGCAAATATCAAAGTAGGGTTAGCTGATGTAACTGCTTCATTAAGCGTAATTGTAGTTCCAGAGACTCCTGTCACAAATGTACCTTCTGGTACTGCATTTGGATTAGCAGTTGAATGTACACGCTGTCCAATTTGAATTCCTGATGCAGATGTTACAGTACCAGATACAGATCCTGATGACCATGTAGTAGTAGTTCCTGCAACTGCAGATCCTGCTTGAGCTCTTGTTAATCCTGTAAATGTTGTAGCTGTTTTACCAGTATAATTAATGCCTTCATATGTAGTAGCATTTCTTACAATTAATGTACCAGTTGAAGGAAATTCTGCTGTACTGTTTACAGTCATAGTTGTTGCATTGTTTGCAAGCGTAGCTGTTAAAAATGTAGATACTGCTTGAGTTGTTGTTTCATAACGAGCTGGCAAGTTACCTGAGCGCATGTATGCTTCTGAGTTTACGTTGTTATTTGCCATTCTGTGACAATAAATTACGTTACCATCAGTTGCTCTAATTCCCCAACGAATTGTTCCTGCTCCATACCATGAATAATCGATAAAGAACATTTGCATTTTACTTAAATCAAGATTATATCCAGAAGGACCAGTTCCATCTAATCTATCAATATTAAATGCAGACTGTGCAACCTTTGTCTCTACCATTTTTGTAATAGTTCCATAGGTAACATTTGATGCACCTCTGTAAGGAGGAACAATTGTCATAGATGTATCTGATGCTATATCTTGAACCTTATAAGATTGACCACGAATTGAAATCCAATCTCCAATTCTTAATTGCTTAGAAAATCCTGTTGGAAATTCTGCATCTGTTTGTGTGACTGTAGATGAACCTGCAGTTACTGATATTCTTCCGCCAATTTGTAAAGTAGAAGATCTACGTACTGCATATAAAGTTGTACCATCAAACTCAAAGAAAACTCCATTTTGATCGTCAAATGCTCCTAATCTATTTTTAGAGCCAGACCATGATGAAACTGAAACTACTGGATCTCCAGATGCAGGAGATGCTGATGGAGTTGATCCAGCAGTATATGTAAATGTATTAAATCTAGGAGCAGATGCAACTGTAAATGTTCCATTATATGCAGTCTCAGTTGCTCCTGATACAACAATGGTAGCACCAGGCTGTAGACCATGATATTCTCTTGTCCTAACAGTAACAGTTGTACCAGATGATGTTAGCTGATCAACTGATGCATATGGTCTAAGAAGTGTACCAGATGATATCTGAAGTCCTTTACCAGACTGATATCTAAAGTATCTACGTGTTTGACGAGTAGCAGATATATTAGGAGAGCTGCTATTAGTTCCAAATAGAACACCGCCATCAAATGCTCTATGTAAAAATTGTGATTGTGGTCTTGCATAAATTAATGCAGATGATGCTGTTAGTCCAGAAGGAGTTCCTACTGTTGGGTTTGCATAGTATACAAACTGAGTTGCAGTAAGTACGGTAGCTACATAATGATTACCATTTGGAGGATTTGTTCCAGTAATACCAGTTACAGCAATTTCATTTCCTGGCATTAATCCATGTGGAATAGTTGTAGTAACTGTTACTTTAAGATCAGTTCCAGATACTGAAATTGTTGGAGCTCCACCAATTGCTGCTTGAGCATAAAGAGTTCCAGCTGTTACTACTGTTTTTGATGCATCATAAAGAGCAGTAATTGAAGTATAGTTTGCTGAACGTGCTGTATAAGTAAAGTTAACTCCAGATGAAACTGATTCAACAATAAAGTTACCATTAGCAAATGGTAAATTGGTGTCACGAATAAATACTGGAGTTCCTACGGCTGGTGGTGTAGCTGTAGCTACTGTAACAACTCTTGCTCCAGCTGACATTGTAATTGCTGTTACGTTTGTTAGAGTTACTTGATTTTCAAAAGCCCACGGTCTATTATTTACTGTAGCAATGTTTTCCCACTTAGTTGTTTGCTGACCATACTCAAAGTCTGTATCGATAAGAGATTGTGGCTGAGAAATACGAAGCTTGCTTACTGGATCTGTAAATGATTCTGAAGGAGTAAACTTCTCATCATATTCGTCAATAACGATTTGGAGCGTATCGGAATTTGACATGGCTGTAGTATTATAGTTAAGGACAATAGTTGTAGTTCCAGTGGTTCCGCTGAATGATGTTGTGTAGGTCGTAGCTCTTAAGCTAGGATCTGAAAAATTATAAATTACCTGATTTGCGGTAGTGTTCGTGATAAGCGCCAATCTATCACGACGGATAACTCTTGGAAGAACTATTGTTCTTGATGAAGCCGTAAATGTATACGTTGTCTCCAGTAATACTTTTCTTGCCATATTCTATGCTCCTAATAAAATGTCCGCTGCCTTAAACGGATAGTTTTTTGTTACTGTTGTAGTACTTGAACCAGGCATTAGTCTTGCGTCAAATGTTGAACCTGCTGGCACCTGCTCATGGAATGCGATGAGACCATCGGAATCCACCATAAAGCCATATCTAGGCAACATAGACTGCCAGACATAATCTGGAGTATCTACTGTTTGAATTATACCATTTACGCTTAATAAAAGCCTAAACGGGTTTAAAGGTGTTATTTGGACTCCTGCATATCTAGGAGTAAATCTTCTCTCTCTGCCGTCAAAATATATAGAAATGTCATCTAATGGATAAATATCAAATCCCGCTCCGCCTAAATTTCCAGTTGAGGAAATGCTTGCGACGGTATTTCCAGAAGTATCCTGCCATTCTTGAGTATTTACAGATGCGCTGGCAGACTTAACTGTTAATCTTGCTGTGCTTGAGCTTGTTCCTATTGCTACAGTTCCGCCAAATGGGACTAATCTTAGTAGACCTGTGTCTGCAACGTCGATTTGTGGAATACCAGAAACATCATTTACAGAAAATATAATTCCACTTAAACTATTTGTAATTGAAAATAGTTGACCAGCTGATCCAGTAAATGAGAGAGAGTTGTCATCTAATACGCTAAGAGTTATTGGAGTATTTCCAGAACCAGTAAATCTAATAGTTGGGTAGGTTCCAGTAGCCGCATTAACATTAGGCGTTATTAAAATATTTTTATCTGAATTAGCCATTTCTCACCTCTATATATTATATCCCATATCTGCTTCTATTGGCTTCAAAATTTGCCTTAATAGTGGAAGCAGAAAGAGCTGTATTGTAAACGCTTAAATTTGCTAGCTTTCCAGTATATAGAGAACAGCATCCACTTCTTACTATTCCTGGAGCTATCGGCGAGAATGGGAGGCCAGTAAGATTCGGTATAGAATCTGATCCTTGAAATACACCATTTACATAACAACTAATTAAATTATTTGTTTTATCAAAAACACCTACTATGTTATACCAAAGAGAAGGAGAAAGGGTGGCTAGATAGGGTATATAGTTCTCTTTATATGTTCCAGAAATACTTCCAATTAAATAATACATATGAGTATTTGATGGACCAAACCTATATCCATTTGCATCTCCTGCATTTGCAAATAAGCCTATCTGACCTGCCCCAGCATTTGGATTTTTAATCCATGTAGATATAGTAAAATTTCCATTTACTGGAACTGGATTAGACTGTAATGTAAATCCAGTACTTGCTCCAGGAGCAACATTTCCAGAACCTATAGATGATGTTACTTGTGCAAAATTAAAACATGGGACTGTATCTATTTCATATGGAGTAGTTCCATAGACATTTGCATTTTGATTATCTGATAATACATTTTTAAAAGTTGATGTTAAATTATTATATGTAAATGTAGAGCTAACTGTAGCTGTTGAAGAATAAACAATTTCTACCTGTGGATTTTTATATAAAATAAAGCCACTTTTTGCAAGCCTGTTGATTCTTGCATCTGGGGAACAGGCTCCAGGATATAAATAAAAATTTACATTTCCACTTGCAGATGCTGGTCCAAAAGTGCCTGACATTGTTTGCCATACTCCTTTATTTAAATTTGGAGCATAATTTTCCATTCCTGTTCCAGCACCACCATTTTCAGCATTTGCAAGATATAGATTATTTCCCGCCACTCCATAATCTTCTGCATCTTCGCTTATATAATAATCATACTTATATGCAACATATGCGCCTTGAGGAATATAGACTGTGTTTCCATGATAGTGACATCCACTTCCACCAAGAACATACCTATAAACTACATCTGAATCTTTTATTGTATACCCGCCAAAGGATTGGTTGTAGCCAAGTCTTTGGAAAGTTCCAGTTCCTTGTATTGCAAATGTTACGTTGTTATCTGCATATCTTCCTTCTCCAACTGTTCCATATGCATAAAATCTGTTTGGAGAAATGCTTTTTATATTATTTGCATCTAATTCAATAACAAGATTGTTAATATTTTCATTTGGACCTTCTATAGCACTCATAGCCCGTACCTCGATTTTAATGCGTTATAATTTGTAGCAATTTCAGATGCTGTTAAAACTCTATTGTATGCCAATAAAAATCCAATTTCACCTTCTGAATATTCAGAGTCTGTTCCACGAAATCTTCCAACAGTAAATCCGTTTGGTCCTTGTGAACCAGCATTGCTATTATTTACTATTAATGATCCATTAATATATAAAGAGTATTGATCTGCAGATATATTTCCTGTTCCAGCATATATTCTCCATGATGTATCTGCTACAGCGCTATCTCTTACCCAGCCTTCAGCATAATATTCTTCAGAAGTAGAAGAATGGTGTCCCAATAACCAATTATTTATATATGCCGAAAGAATTCTTCCGCTTGTAACAGTTGTATATCTTGATGCAACCATAACAGTATAATTAGAAGATATTAGATTTGGAGACGGAACATCAATATAAGATCCAACTGTTCCAGGAAGTCTTAATGATTGTGTGGATGCGTTATATCTAATATTACCAACAATAGTTCCATTATTTCCATTTCCACTTAAGTCGTACCATGTTGAAAGCGGAACTCCATCTACATAATCTGTTCTTACTGAAGACTGTTCTAATTGTAATTTTCTCCAAGAGAACCTACTTACATTGGTTCCATAAGTTCCCATTAATATTCTAAAGTTTGCCCCTACTCCAGAATTTAAAGGAGTAAATGTATGACTAAATCTATACCATCCATTTCCAATGCTAGTGCTACTTCCTAATATAGCAACACCAGTAACATTATATAAATCTGGTCCGTCTGCAATTTCAAAAATATATGCTCCAGCACCTATTTGTGCATTATCTATTTTCCATTCAAACGATGCGGTATATTGTTTTGAAGTATCTAGTGTTTTATTAAATAATGTCGAATTTTGAAAAACCGCTCCCCATACTTCATAAGAAGTTCTTTCCCAAACCACTGCTTGGTTTATAGAATCATATGTTACGGTTCCATTTCCTCCTGATGCAGCATATCCAGTTGTAGAAGAAGGTAAAGAATTAGTTGTTATTAAATTTTTTGTACTGGATTGAAAGCTTTTATAGTTTCCTCCATCTAAATGTAATACTAATCCATCTGTAATAATACTAGGAGAGTGTGAAAGTCCCATTACATTCCACCTCTTCCTTTAAAGGCATTATAGTTTTGCAATACTTCTGCTGTAGATAATTCTTTTGTGTATGCTCTGGCAACATGCATATCTATGTTTGGATTATAACTAGGTATTCCTCCTAGATATAATGCTGTTCCGTAGACTGGATAATATATATCTACGTTCATTGATCCAGTTCCAACATAGTATCCATTTAAATATGTTTTTGTTACACCATTATTATATGTCATAACACAGTGATATGTATTTCCAGGAACAACCGATCCAAATGGGGCGCTTGAATACCCAGTCCAACAATCTTGAGTTTTAATTTCTGCATATAATAGATTTGGAGACCAAGTGTATATTCCTCCATGGCAACCCTGTCTTCCAAATATGACATTCTCAATCACACCGAAATTACCATTTCCGCTTGTTTGTGTTAAATATGTAAATACTGTTTCTAAAGTCCATGTGCTTCTTGCTCCAGACTGCCTCATAATTCCATAATCTACCTGAGCAACTCCATAAGAATTGTTGCCACTTGATGTTTCTCTAAATTGAATAGTATTATTTGCAAATCCAGGTCCATTAACTAAAGTTACATTATTTCCATTTATCATATCAATCCATGTTGACGACCTAGGCAGTGCAGTTGCTGTAGTTGGAAGATAGTTGCTAACTACATCTCCTCTTTCTAATTGTCTACCCCAAACATAAGTTTTATTTGCACCAGAAAATCTATTTATCATATCTATAAAAAAATTAACGCTTGATGTGCTTGTTCTAAAAGTAATTACTCCCCTGAACCATCCATTTCCAACAGATACAACATATGCATTTGTTATTACACCATTCCCTGCTGCTCCAGAGTATCCAGTCGTTAATGTTTGAGTTGAATAAACATATTGAAAAAAATATCTTCTTCCTGCAAAACCAGCTTCGTCTATAGTTAAATAAAAATCATTAGTGTTGACTTGCTTAAAATATATACTATATGTATACAGTTTATTTGGAACCAAGGATATTGATGCTCCTCCAAATATATAATTGTTTGCTTGTCCTAATTGATCCATTTCGGTAGCCGTAAATGTTCCATCTGGTGCTAAAGCTGCATTTAGCACTATACTTCCACCTGCTATTGTATAGGCTAAAGAATTTCCTATGGAGCTAGAATACATTAAAAGATTTTCTGCCCCATTATAGCTTTTTGGATTTGCAGCATCTACATAAAACACAAGTCCATCTGTTGTGGCTGAAGCATTATAATTAACTCCCATTAGTACTCCACTATAATTTTATCTATATCTTTACGCTCTCCAAATACTACGTATGAGATTTCTTTTACCCGTCCACCAATATAGACTTTATTGCCTTCAATTTTTTCTACATAAACCTTTTGGAATTTACCAACGGAAGAAATGGTTGCAGTAATTGTAGACTCATCTACCAATCCTGTCCAATATTCTGGCAATTCAATTACATTTTCTTTTGTAACTCCACGAACATATACACCATTTTCAGGTCCTTCAAGAGATCCATATCTTAAACGCATATCTGGTTTGGTTGGATGCTGAATATCAAATGACTTGGATACTGCTGTAAATAATCCTGCTCCAGATAATGATGCCACTTGAGTTGTTCCAGCATACCACTTGAATATTCCAGTAGAATTTAAAACAGATTGCCAGAGGGTAGAGTTGTCTATTCCAATTGCATAATCAACAGTAGATCCTGAAATATTTGGATACAAAACAATTTTTGTTCCAACAGATCTTGTGGTAAATGCTGGTGCACCAGTACCGTTTGTGTTAAAATCAATTCTATTTCCTGTAGTACCATTAAGATAGATCTGGCCTCCACCAGTTGTTGTAGAATTTGCAAGGGTTGAAATTATTTGTGCACCAGTAGAAATAGCTGTACCAAGTAGATTTGTTTGATATGATGCACTACCTAGGTTAAGTGGTCCTCCATCATTTCTAATAGTATATGCATTTGCTCCACCATCATTTGTTCTTGTAGAGCTATTAACAAAATGTACGGCTTTGCCGCCAGTATCATTTTCTCCAGAAAGTATAAAGTTATATTCAGTATTTAGATTTGAAGAATTTGTTGATCTGAAGTGTGCAGTTCCTCCAGTGTAAGATGAATAAACTTGGCCTCCAGATGTAATTCCCGCTAATCCCGTTCCTGCAGAATTTTGCCACTCTTGCAAATTGGCTGTCTGTGAGGCTGCTCCTCTAACTGACAATGGGACTGTTGTAGTTGATCCAGCTCTTAATAAAGCATAATTATAAGTTTGTAATCCACCATTTCCATCAACTTGTACTAAAAGACCTCCACTTGAATTTTGCCATTCTTGTAGATTTCCAGTTTGTGAAGCAGCACTTCTTACAACTATTCCAACATTTGTAGATGAGGCAGGAATAACACCAAATTGATGTGTAACCGAACCATTGCCAAGTGTTAAAGATGTTGATCCAACTGTAGTCTGGCCTGCAAAATAATTTGCCGCAGTTCCATTCATGTAAACGTTCCAACGATTGGCACCTGATGCTATTTCACTATATAGAGCATAATTAGATGATGCACCAGTTAAAGATGACCCAACATAAACACCGTATTGAGCTCCTACTGTGCCACCAGCGGTAACATTTGCAAATGTCGACGTGCCATCCATAAATAAGTGAGCTATCTGTGAAATTGCAAAATTTGCACTTTGTGTTTGAGCGTATGTATTAAATAGCTTAGCGACTGAAGTTACATCAGATTGAATTTGGCTTTCAACCAATGCTCCAATGCCTGTTGTTGCACCAGTTAAAGTTTTACCAATTCTTAAATTAACTCCTGTTAAGTTAGTTGAGCCAATACCTAGTCCGCCAGCCATATAATTATTAGCTGTACCATTCATGTACATATTCCATCGATTAGCACCTGATGGAATATCGCCATAGAAACCATAGTTATTTGTAGCACCTGTAAGATTAGAATTAACTATAAAGCCTATTTGATTTGTTACAGAAGATCCTAGCCCAAATGTTCCTTGAACTGCCATGTAGTGTCTTAGATTTGCAAGAGTAAAAGAAGTTGCTGCAGTTGATGGTGTTGTATAATATATATTTGCTGCAGTTGTTACATCTGACTGAATAGTTCCACTATTGTGGAATCCTATTGCTGTAACTGCTCCAGTTAAATTCTTAGAAGACTGAATGCTATATCCTGTACTTGGTGTTGTTCCTATGCCAACATTTCCAGAAGAATCAATTACCATTCTATTTGTGGTATTAGTTGCAAAATTTAATGTGTTAGCTGCTGATAAGTACATACCGTTTGTAGGAACGGTTGAAGATGACGGGATAAATGAATTAGCTATAATTGGTTCTGAAGATGTCCAAGCTGATGTTGAATTAACCCAGTTAAATGTCTTATCTGTAGCACCCTTTAATGTTATTCCGCCGCCGTCGGCGGTAGTATTAGAAGGAGTAGTAACATCTCCTAATATAATATTCTTATCTTCAACTACAAGATTTGTCGTATTTATATTTGTAGTTGTACCATTAATTGTTACATCGCCAGTAACTGTTAAAGATCCAGGAATTGTTATAGCTCCTGATGAATCAATACTCATTCTATTTGTAGTATTAGTTGCAAAATTTAATGTATTTGCTGCAGAAAGGTACATTCCATTTGTTGGTACAGTAGATGAAGACGGTATAAATGCTGGTGCTGTAAAAGAAGTTGTGCCTGCAGATATTGAAATTCCAGGAACTCTAAGAGATGTAACTGATCCATTTCCAAGAGTTATTTCATTAGATACGGTAGCGCTTGAGGCTGCTGCAGCATAGCCAATAATAGTATTATTATTTCCAGTTGTTAAACTATACCCAGCCTCAGCTCCTACAACTGTATTATTTTCACCTGTAGCATTATATAAAGCGGTTGTTCCAATGGCAATATTATAATAGCTGCTTACATTTTTTGATAAAGCTTCGTATCCAATTCCTATATTGTCTCCGCCAGTAGTATTTTGATCTAAAACATTATAACCAATTGCGATATTACTGCTTCCAGTACTATTTACTAATAAAGAATTGATTCCAACTGCTACGTTATAGTCTCCAGTTGTGATTGCATTTAATGCTGATGTTCCTAGCCCAACGCTAAATGAATTAGGCATTTTTATATTTGAAGCAGTAATTTGTCCAGATGAACTTATTCTTGCTAATACTGTTCCAGCGCTGCTCTGCCATTCTTGCAAATTAGCAGATTGAGAGGCAATTCCTTTAATTATTAATGGAATATATGTTGTAGATCCAGAATTTATTGTAGTTCTTCCATTAATTGTGTTTAAATCATCAGCACCAGCCTGGAAAATTCCATATGCATTTGTTACACCAGTTGTTTTTTGAGCAGTTAAATAAAGTCCGTATAAATTAGTTATTGTTCCACTTGATATTGTTGGACCAGTTGCCCAAAAAACATATCCATTGGTTACTGTAGAACCTGCTCCGCCAGCTGAACGAACTGATCCAGCAAATGCAGATATATTAGTATGTCCAGTTGCATTAGAAGATACTGGCTGAGCAAGTACTCCGACAATATCTCCAGTTCCTGTATTTACTACACGAGTATAAATTCCTGTTGATTGATTTGCAGTATTTGCACTTACATAACCAGTAGTTCCCACTGTTAAAAATACGTCTGTTGTTGGAGTAGAGTTTATTCCTACTGGATATACTCCAGATGAAGTGGTTCCAAACTGTGCGTTAGTTGGTCCTATAGCAGACAAAATATTTCCGCTGCTATTTTGCCACTCTTGCAAATTAGCTGTCTGCCCAGATGCTCCACGAATAACAGTTCCAATCAATGCAGCTGATGGATAAATTATCTGCATTGCTCCAGTAATTGGAGTTCCACCTATTGCAATTGTTCTTCTTGGATTTGATTGCCAAGACCATCTATCTCCAGCTACATGTCCAGTAGTTGAAAGAGTTACCTGAAGACCATTATCTAATGTTTGTGCTGATCCAGTAATAGCAACACCTGTTGCTATAGTTCCACCAAAGGCTGCCGAATCAATTCCCCATTTAAATGTAGTTCCGCCAGTCTCAATCTCTATCCAATAATTTCTTATGCTTGTACCAGTATAAGTTTGTGTATTTAATGTTGCTGTACCAGTTCCTGTACCAGTATCTCTCTTTAACGCATATGTTGTGCTATTTGTTGGAAAATATCTATTTACTGTATAGTTTGATGCAGATGGAAGTACATTATTTACTGTTGCAAATGCGGTGTTGTAAGGGTTTAAAGCAATATTTCCGTACTGAGTTATAGATGGGGCTATAAATCTTGTTATATATGCACCAATCTGCAATGGCATCCATCCATGTCCTGGAGCAGTCCAATCATCAAATCTCCATTGGTAATAATCTCCGCCGCTTGGATTATCAGACATTCCAAATTCATAATAAGTGCTATCAGATGAATACTCATTAACAGCCAGCCATGCTGAATCAGTTGCTCTTAAGAAGTTAAATCTTGTTTCTACCGCAATTCCTGGATCTGAAAAGTTAAGAATATTTCCAATTGTTGTGGCACCACCAGCATTAATTACTCCAGTTGGGCTTACTTTAAATACTACTGATCCAGCCGAATTTTGTGCTTGAATTAAATCTGCTGATTGTGATGCTGCACCTCTTACTGCAAGACCGATTGTTCCAGCGGCTGCAGTATAAGATGTAAGAGTTGCTAATCCACCTGATGATGCTCCAAATAAACCAACATTAGGAGTAATAAATCCATTGGCCGCTGTAATTCTTCCTGCATTTGAAACGCTTGCAAGAACCGTTGAAGCTGAATCTTGCCATTCGGTTAAGTTAGCGCTTTGAGAAGCTACACCACGAACAACTATAGGCTTTTCTGATGCAGTTTGTGGAGCAACATATAGCCAAGAAATACCATTTGAAGAACCACCAATTCCTAAATTATATAATCTGTTATCGCTAGCTGATGTAACATAAATACCACCATCTGAACGAATATATGACAATGCTGTACCAGAAGAATTTTGCCATTCCTGTAAATTTCCTGGAGTCGTAGCATTTGCTTTTACAATTAAACCTTTTGCAGATGAAGCAGCATTAATAGTTAAGCCAGTTACGGATGTTGCTGGAGTAATTGTTTGAGATGTAGTAAATGTATTAGCAGCATTTGTAAATGCTGTATTTGAGCTTACATCTGCCCATGCGCCATCGAAGTATATGCGAAGTCTATTGGTAGAAGAATTCCAGTAGAAATCTCCTTCGGCTGCCGTCCCTGGATCTGATGTTAAGTTTAGTAGATTTAGGGGGCTAAGAAATTTTTTAGCCATTCTTTACCCCTTACCCTACTATAACTACTCTATACTGATTCGTTGTCGGTGCAACTGCGAATTTAACTGTTACGTTATTTGAATCCGTATGCTCAACATCTGCCTCTAATTGTGCATAAGGGCTTGAATTATCATATATGTGAACAGTTACATCTCTTGTTCCAAGGTTGTGTGTAAGCGATATTGATGTTAGTGAACCATTTCCAACTGATGCTGCATATTTACGGACACCGTAACCATTTGCAGTATCTAATGTTAATGCTCCACCTGAGAATGTAAGACCAGTTCCATTATTAATACCAACACCAGAAGATGTTACTTCTAGACCGTCTGATGTATTAAGCTTAACTTGAATTGCATCATCTTCCCATTTTAAGCTTGGTTGAGCTGAGACTGGAGTAATATCTACGCTAAATGTTGAACCTGCTAGATCTAATCCGTCTCCAGCTAGATATGTACCAGCACCAGAGAACTGAGTAAAGCTAATTGGATCTGTGCCAATTGTAGCTGGCTTAAGAGTCTGTACCCATCCAGTTGCTCCATATGTTGTTCCAGAAGATACGAAGATAAAGTCTCCGCTATCAACTTCTGCTGCTGTATTGAAATCCAGGGCACGAACTGCTGCACCAGACGACTGAACAACGTAAATACCATTTTCTGACTGAGTTGTTTGACCATTAACAAGTACACGATCTCCAGCAATAAGTGTTACGCCATCAATTACATCTCCTGCTTCGAGGGCATTTGATAGGTTGATATTCGTTCCAACATATACTCTTGCTGCTTCATGAACATGTAGACCTTCAGCTACGCCATCAACATATCCCTTTGTTGCTGCATCTGAAGAATCTGTAGGAGTTGCCAAGCTTGTGATCTTTTGATTATTCATTGAGAATGAGCTTGTAGGTGCAGTTAGATCTGTTACCTTATTAGTTGTTAATATTACTGTACCGCTTAAATCTGGTAATGTAATTGTTCTATCATCTGTTGGATTTGTAACCTGAAGTGTTGTTTCGCTACCATCTGCAGATGATCCTTCAAATACTATTGAAGAATCTGATAGATATAATCCAGACACTGTAGGTGATGTAATTGTTTTGTTAGTAAGTGTCTGTGTTCCAGATAGTGTTACTACTTCAACTCCGCCTGCCTTTACAACTCCAGTTCCCTTAGCGGCAAGATTCAAATCTATATTTGTATCTACACCAGTTGCAGATATAGCAGGACCATTACCTGTTGCTGCGTTTGTTACTGTTAATTCATTTACTGCACCTGCTGTAGCAACAAATTTAATTTCTTCATTGCCATTAGCATCTGCAATATGCCCGCCATCTGCAAACTTTGGTGCAGTTAAAGTTTTGTTAGATAGTGTTTGAGTTCCAGAGTTAGTTGTAACCGTAGAATCAATATCAATTGTTAGAGTTCCAGCATTATCATCGTATGTCTTATCGAGGCCTGTGCCTGCGATAATCATCGTATCTACTGTATCTTGAATTACCTCTGCAGATCCAGAGGTTGGAATCCATGCACTTCCATTGTAGAAGTACATGATATTTGTTACTGTATCGTAATAAATTTGACCAGCTACTGGCGTTGATGGCGCCGAGCTGAGGTTTTGAATTCTAGCATTCTGAAGTTCATTCTTGTTCAGATTAATGCTAGTTACAAATAATCTTGCCATTTTCTATTTCTCCTTAAGACAGGTACGCTGTCCCTGAGAATGGTTGAGCCATTGTCAGTGTTAAATTACTAGTATTATTATATTCTATTCCAGTTTCTAATATGTCTCCTGCGCTATTTTTCACAGTGACATTGGGATTATAGTTTAGATTATGGATTATCTGTATGCTATAAATTCCGTTAACTGGACCATTTAATTGAGAGGTTTCCCAAGAATACTGGAAATAAGTAACTTCAGCGTTTAGGGTAAAAGATGTTGCTCCTACCCATGTGGAATCAGAAAGTTTTGGGCCATAAAAAATGGTTGTATCCTTATCATAATAAAAATCGCCTTCACGACCTAGATTATTTGCTGGAGCGCCATTTCCGTTCAAAATTGTTCTACCCGCTGGACCTTGTGGGCCAGGGCTAGAAATAACAACCTTATTAACGTCCTGAGTTACTGAAACGTCATTTACTGTTTGAGTTACAAGTACTGTCTCTGCCATTAAATAGTCACTGACCTATTCAAGGTCATAAATCCCTCTAGTAATTTGGTCTTAACACCGCTTGAATCTGTTAGCATAACATCGTAAGATGATTTTGGATAAAACAACTTACTAGTCTGAGTAGGAGTCATTGTTAGTGTTAATTTTCCAAGAAGTGCATCTATTACGATGCCACCTGAGGGAGATGTTAGAGTGACTGCTAGCTTACTTCCTCCTGCAGTATCTCTTACCTGCATTTTTGCGGAAGCGCCAGTTAAGTTAATAGCGTTACCAGTATCATCCTTGTATTCAATAATGAATCTAAAGGTTGTATTCTGATCTACTTCAAAGTTCTTTTGTCCTGCCATTTGCTAAAATCTCCTAAAATAGGAAAACTCCTATGCTTATTTTAGCATAGGAGCGTTCCCAATCTGTTATTTAATTATGCCTTCTTGGTAAATCCGAATGAAGTCTCATTTGGATTTAGTGCCTTTAGAATAACTGGCAAGCAAGCTGCAATACCACCCTTAATTAAGTCTCCTGGGTCAGTATTTCCAGTCATGTAAAGAGCAATAGCGGCACCTAGAAAGTGACGACCATAGCTTGCCAATGCTGCTAGAATTTTCTCCTGCATTGTTACCTTTCCATCATTGTTTAGATCTGTATTCATTAGATCCTCCTATTTCTGGGCCCTGTGCCCAGGAATTTTGGGTTTTATCCCAATACTAATATTGTAGCACTAAGCTGAAATATCTACAATCTCGCAATTTCCATCAGAAGTACATGCTAGAGTTTGAGTTCCGCTTGTTCCATCCTCAGTCTCATAGAAAGACAAATCTTCCCAACGAATATCCTTTGGCATCTTTTCTAGAAGATCTAGATATTCTGATTCTGTTACTTCTTGGTATGGAGCTTGCTTATATGAGTGATCTGAATGCGGTAGGAATGAAATACCTGAGACTTCATCAAAATGCTTATAAACCCAAGCACCAACTTCCATCCATTCATCTTCTTTTACAGAAACTGTAATTGAAGGCTTATGCTCACACCATGCACGTTGGTAAACTAACCAAGTATTCAAGTGTTCGATTGCTGTTAAATCATTTCTTACAATTGCACCCTCTGGTGCCTTTACTGGAAATGAGAATACATATGTATCGTTTGGCTTCATGAAGTCATCTTCACATGGAATGCCAACTTCCTTTAAGAATGTAGAAAGTGGATCCTTCTTATCTCCACGAACTGTGCGGATATAATATTCAGAATGCCATGGGTGCATTCCAGAAGATACTCCAACAAGTTGTGATACTGTTCCAGATGGCTTGACACATGTAATTGCAGCAGATTCATTGATTCCAATCTTTGCTGCCTCATCCTTATTTGTCTTTCTAGCAGAATCTCTTAGTTCTGAAAGATAGACTTCCAACTGATCCAATCCCTTTTTACCAGACATAAATGTATGTCCAAACTGACCAGTTAATGAAACTCCTAGTAGACGCTCTTCTTCTGTATTGTCCTTCCAGATTTTACGAAGATACTTGAAGTCAGTAAGTGTTGACTGCCATGTTCCAAGAACAGTTGCTAGTCTTACCTTTTCTGCGATTGTCTCTCGTGTATCGTTTTCACGAATTACAACTTCGGATAGATTACAGAACTGATAAGGGCGAAGGATAATTTCTGAGCATGGGTTAGTTCCATAGTGGATTTCTGGATCTCTTCTGCCCCATTTTGCTGCTTGCTTTTGAGCAGCGGCAACATTGTATATGCCACGCTCACCTGATTTTGAGTCATATAAATTCTTCCATTCAGCAATAAACTGCTCCATCTCTGGTTTGCGAGAATATGCTACTGAGTTATTTGATAATGCACGTTGAGAATTATTTTCCCACCAGTTACCTGACTTGGCTGCTGCCATCTCAATGTCATTAATGTTTGAAAGAGAAATCATTGCAGAGCGACGAACTCCGCCAACTACAACAATTTCACCAATCTTACACATTATATCGTGAGCTTCGATAGGCTTCAACTGACGACCTGCTGCACCCTTAAACTTTGCGATTGTAAAATCAAAAAGATTTACGAGTGGTTGTGGTCCTGAAGATCTTCCACCCATTGTCTTAAGTCTTGCTCCCGCTGGACGAAGCTTTGATACATCGATTGCTGGAACCTGTCCTGCCCAAAGCATTGCAAGAAGTTCTCGATATGCCTTTGCCCATCCTTGCTTTGAATCTTCTACAACGATAACTGTTGATGACTTTTCAAATGATTCTGGAACGGCAGGAAGTTTGTTAACATACTTATACTCAACAGAGAAACCAACGCCAGTTCCACACATTAAGATATACATTGTTTCATCAAACGACCTTGGATTATCAACTGGTACAAATGAACAGTTATATCCAGCAACATGGTCTCTATCTAGAGCAGCACCTGAAGTCATGACGGCTCTCATTGAAGGCATTACATTGCGATTATAAACTGCATCTTTCAATTGCTTGACAAGCTTTTCATCTGGAGTATATCCATGATTTTTTCCAAGATGATTCAACATGAAGTTGAAATAACGATCTACTGTTTCACCCCAAGTCTCACGACGATTTTCGTCTGATATCCATCTTGCATATCTTGATAATGCAATGAAGTTTTCATATGGGTTTTCAATAACTTTTGACATATAGCCTTTTTCCTCCGCCTTTTCGGTTAATAGATTTTTTGAGTAAGAATCTTATTCTATCAAACTTTTTTTACTTAGGGAAGTGATCTAAGAAAACTTTTTAAATATGTGATCAAATGCATTATTGGTCAACTGTAACCAATTATATTCAGCATGTACTTTTTCTGATTGAGCAAAATAGTAGTTCGAATAAGCTTTTGAATTATTAGCAAAATCTTTCATAGTCTCAAGTAAATGTTCACGGTTTGGCTCAAAAACTTTGCCAAGGTGAGGTTGAGGCCACGGAGAGTCCACCAGTTGAGATTCTAATCTTAATGGCCCTAAGAATTTTTTATATTGTGCCCAGTCATAAGTGCAAATTACTGGCATTCCAGTAGCAAGTGCTTGAAGCGGAATAAAT